AAATATGTTGCAGTTAAAGGTTGATATATTGGACCATTATCTGCAAAAGTATTTCTATTAATAACGTCATTATTATGGCCTATTGATTGATTTATCATACCATAATTAATAATGTTATTGTTGTTTCCAAGGAGTTTAGTAATGATACCATAGTTAGCAATCTCGTTATTATTTCCTGTAATGTTCACTATTTCTGATTCTTGTATAATAATATTTTGATTATTTCCTAATATATTTTTAACCATGATATCATTAAACTCCATTTCAATTAATCTATAGTTATAGGTGTATCATCTTCGTCTTCATCAACTACTTTATAATCTGCGTCTATAATAGTATAATCAGCTTCAATTACTGTATCATTAACAGCATCTACAATAACTGTTTCCATATCAATTTTAAATTGACGTTCACGTTCAAGCAATGATTTTTCTGCTTCAATTCTTTGCTGTCTCACTGATTTATTCACATCCAATAAGTTTTTAGCATTATCTGTAATAATATCGTATACTTGGAACAATGTATCAGGAGTAATCATTGATGTTCCAGTTAATTCAGCTATAGCAATACTGTTTTGTCCTTGTAGTTTTGCATTTTCAACTAATCCAGTATTTACAGCAGACTTAACCATATTTAATGCTTCGATAGTATGTTTCTGTCTTTCCAAAGATAAACGATTAAGAATTTGATTTTGAAATACTGGCATAAGAACATCAATAGCTGTCTGAATTGCTTCTACCAATAAATTATCATTTTCTTGCATACCACGAATTTGTGGTCCTTGCTGAAGAGCATTTACTCTTGATGCAAATATATTTGAAATTCTTCGTTCAAATCTATCAATATCATTAACGCATTTAATTGCAGCATTATAATCTTCCATTTTACCAGAAACTTTAGCTTTATCAACCAAATCTGATAACGTAGTTCTTTTTATTTCAGCAATCTCTTGTTTACCAGCAATAAATAATTCTGTTAAAGAAACAAAATTTTCTTCATTAATTTCAAAAATTCTATCATATAACTTAACATTTGTAGTTAAATCAATCATTCTACCTTCAAGCTGTTCACAAGACTTCTTTGCATTACCCATTACTGAAGTATGCTGTGTTTGAATTTGAACAAGTTTATTTTGACCTTTTTTGAAAAACTTTGTAATAAATCCATCTTTTGGATCTATTTTTGCACCATTCAATGTCATTACCAAACCAGTTAATGATTTATTAGTATCATCATCAAGTTCAGCCATTCCAATTTTTGTTAACTCATTACTACAAACAGAACCTGCTTTTTGTTGAATAACTCTACCAAAACTATTAACACTTGCTGCATCTTGAATATTAATAGTTTTTCGATATTTAGCAATTTCTGATTTTCTTAATCGTATATCAGTTAAATCAATCTCCGATGAACTAATTAATTCCTTAGGCTCAGGAATAGTTGGTAAATTACTATTATTTACAGAAGTATTAGGTACTACTTCTTCTGTTGTTACACCGTTTGTGTTTTCAATTTCTGTACTCATAACATATCTCCTTTACATGTTTTGATTTTTATATTTCATTTACTACTCATATTATAATAATCTTACATTTATAAGTTTATTATTTACTTTTATTAATTTTCTTCTAAATATTTTTCAATAGCTATTTGTAAAGCTTCTAATGATTTATCTTCTAAAGAATCATATATAGCAATTAATTCTTTAGGTCTTAATGCTTTATCATCAATATAACAATTAGCCATTGTTTTTCCAAATGTAATACCATCATAAAAAACATTATAAAATTCTAACCAATCTAAAGTAGTTTTTCCTATATTTTTAATTACTTTAGCTTCTTCATTATTTTGAGATAACATATTTCTAGCAGAATCTATAATTACTTCTGCACCTTTATTATGTAATATATTTAATAAATCAATATTATCTTGTAAAGGTTTTACATCTTCATATGTTTCTTTTGAAGATTTTTTTGTACATAAAGTCTTATCTAAATCATAACATATAACAAATTTAGTAAGTTCAGCCATTTGTAATCTCCTCAAAATTATTTTTAGCTTCTCTAATTAATATTCCATTTCTCCACAAATCATGAAATAAATCAGTTTTTTCTTTTCCAATAATACCAGCGTCCATATATTCTTGTCTAACAATTTTCCAATTAATACCTATATTATCCAAATCACGATTATTTACAGCCTTTACCCATGCTTTATCTCCATGATTTTGTATCATTTGTTGTTGCTGATAAGTAAATCTTTTTTGAACAGTATCAAAACAAAAACATGTAGTACCAATTGGAGCAGTACTATATGTTAACCATTGAAAAGAACCAACAATTAATTTTTTATCTAAACATTTAATAAGTAAATCTAAATCATCATGACCTACTTGTTTTATAGATCCAAAATTAATTCCATTATTAAATATAGTTTGAATATCTAAACAACAAATATTTGTAGGTAAACCTTTCATTAAACATATCGAAGTTTCTACATCTGAAAATGGTTTCATAAATGAAAAACCTTGAGTTAATCCAGAACTCATAACCATATTATATTTTTTCATTCCATATTCCATTCCTATTTGCCACATAGCCATTACTTGAGAACCATCAGCTATTCTAATTGCTTGAGATTTTTCTGAACCAGATTCCATTAATCTGTAAATAGAATGACATATCGTACTTACATCATCATCAGACATAAAAATTATTGGATATTTATTATGTAATTCAGCTACAATAGCTTTTCTTACTTTTCCAATATCATCAATCTTATCATCTTCAAAAGCCAAAATACTAATCCAAGATTTTCCTTTAATATATTCTGCATTTTTATACATTTCTTCTTGTGACTTACGAACCACAAATATAATAGGATAATTTTTTTCTTCTGTCATAAAATTATTTGCCCATTTAATAAATAAATTATCAGGTCTATTATATGAAGGTATTACTATAGGCCACTTTCTATCTTTAACAACATCATATGCTTTATTATAAAAATGATTAGTCCAAAAATCATTTTTAATTAATCCTGCATAATCTATAGATTGTCTTTTAGCCATTTATTTTTTCAACTCCTCATAATTTGTTTTAGCCATTCCTAACAAACGACTACCATTCCATATATTTTGTATTAATTCTTCTGGTTTAATAATATTATCTTCTAAATAAATGTTTCTTACTTTATCCCAAAGAACTCTAATATTATCCATTTCATATTTTGTTACACGTTTCAAATAATTTTTATTTTCATGATTTCTTAATATAGCATCTGCGGCTAATTTAAATCTATTTTGAACAGAATCAAATAAACCATTCATTGTTGAAACTGGAGATGATACCCATGAAGCCCAATTAAATACACAAAGCATTTGTTTTTTATCTAAAACTTGAAGTAAAAATTCTAAATCATCATGACCACAATCTATTAAACTATTTCCATAAGTTATACCATGATTATTAATTTCTTTTAAATTAACCATACAACATATTGGACAAGCATTTCTTAAAAGCATTACTGATTGATTTTCTTCAGTAAATTTTGGATTATAACAAAAACCTTGAGATATTAACATCGTTAAAATAGTATTATTTTTAACTTGCATATATTCTGTAGCTATTTGCCACATAGCCATTACTCTTGAAAAATCTACAATTTTTGGAAGTATAGCTTGAGATTTTTCTTTATTATTTTCCAATTGTCTTTTTACTGAATATGAAATTCCAAATACGTCATCATCAGACATCATAATCCACTCATACTTTTTAGCAAACTCTGTTATAATTTTATTATGAACCTTTCCAACACTATCTATTTCAGCATCGGGATATGATACAATAGTAATATATGATTTATTTTTTAAATATTCAGAATTTTCATACATATCTTTTTGAGATTCTCTAATAATTACTATAATAGGCCAAGTAGTATCAAACAAGTCCATTCTTTCATGTAAATCTCTAAAGAATGCAGCATTAGGTCTATTATATGAAGGAATAACTACTGGAATTTTTCTATCTTTAACTATTTCATAAGCCTTATTATAAAATTTATTAGTCCAAAAATCAAGTTGCATTAATCCTTCATGGTCTACAGTTCGTTTTGCCATAATAATATCCTTCCTTTTCTAAATTAATATCCAATTTTTTCAGTTAAAGACTCATCATTATTAATCCATTCACTAATAAGTATTAATTTAAATTCTTCATTAGGTCTTGCTAAAACAACTTGTATAATTCCTGAATTAATAATTACTCTTTTACACATTTCACAACAATTAAGATCTTCTATCATATTATTAGTAGATGCTTCTACTCCACATAAATACATGGTAGCTCCAGATAATTGTTCTTTAGAAGCATTAATTATTGCATTTACTTCTGAATGAACAGACCTACATAATTCATAACAAGTTCCACGTGGTACATTCATTTTTTCTCGTCTACATTCACCAACATCATTACAATTTTTTAATCCATGAGCTGCACCATTATATCCTGTAGAAATAATAGCATCATGTTTAACTATAACACAACCATATTTTCTTCTTAAACAAGTAGACCTACTTGCTACTTCTTTAGCTATATTAATATAATATTGAATTTTAGATGGGCGCTTTATTTTATTTGTATTATTTAAAGCTTCCAATTGTTCATAACATTTTGGACAGTATAAAATACCATTAAATGTTTTCCAACCTTGATGATATAAATCTTCTGCATAAGCATATTCATTATTTAGTCTATAATCAAAATATTCTGTTTTTGGACAAATTTCACATTTACATTCATAAATACCATCTTTATCGATATTATTAAACTTAGACCAAATCTCACAAGCTTGAGAACTGATGGTTATATTAAACATTTATACTTACCTCTCATTCTTTTTTATTATCTATACAAATATAATAATAAGAACAAATCTAATATATTATTTGCTTTTTAACTAATTTCTATTGTTGAAATTTGATCTTTTTCTTTAATAACAGTAATAGTATTTTCATAAGGAATTTCATTTATGTCTCTATGAGATATTATAAAAGTACTTTCTACATCTTGTATTTCATCAGATATTAAATCTAAAACAATACCAAAAGAAGTAACATCAAGTCCATCAAATATTTCGTCTAGAACTAAAATATTAGAAGATATAGTATTCATTTGTTGAGCTAATTTTCTTTGTGCAATAATTAATGCAATATCAACTCTTCGTTTTTCTCCACCTGATAAACTTTCATAATATTTATCATTAAGTTTAATTTCTAATTTATTATCTCCTTCTATAAAAATAATTTCATTTTCAAATAAACTATCTGATAATTGTTTTAATTCATTATTTAAAGCATCTATAATGTTTTGTAAAAGATATGCTTTAAATTGATTATTAGCTAAACGAATAATATGTTGAATAACTTCTTGTTTTTGAGAATATAAAGTAATATTAGTAGTGTTACTATCTATACTTGTTTTTAACGTTTCTAATTCAACATTTATAGTATTTATATTATCTTTGTATTCTTGAATTTGATTTTTGATATTATCTATTCTACTTTGTTTTTGTTGCTGTCTTATAAACTTATTATTTAAATTATCAAGATTATTTTTATTATCTGATATAGTTATTCGTTTTATGGATTCTTTCTTTTCAATTTGAGAATAAGATGTATTAATTTCTAAAATTTTATCACTTAACTTATTTAATTTTTCATCTAATAATTTCTTTTCATTCTCTATTTCTTTTAATCTTAATTGAATATGTTCATTATGAGTATTATCTTCTAATATAGTACCGCACGTTGGACATATTTTATTATTTGATAAATTTTGTTGTTCTTTATTTAACTCTCTTAATTTATTTTCAATATTACTTTTTTGATTAATTAATTCATTTCTTTGTAATGAAATAGAATTCTTTTTATCTTTAAGAGTATTAATAATTTTATCAGCATCTTCAATTTCTTGTTTTAAATTATTTATTTCATCTTGAGAAATATTTGTTTGATCTATTTCCTCATTACTTAACATTTCTTTTTTTGAAATAATTTGAGACTGATAACTATCAACTTGTTTTTGTTGAAGTTCTTGTTGAGTTAAATATTTTGTTGACTTTGTTTGTAATACAGCTAACTTATCTTTTATCTCTATTTCTTTTATTTTAATTTTTTCAATAAAGCTATATAAATTATCATTAATATTATATAATGATTCTAGAAGATCTTTTCGAGCCTTTGGAGTATACGCTGTAAATCTATTACTAAATCCTTGTGATAAAAATATAAGTTGTAAAAATATTTCAAAATCTATATGTAATAAATCTTTAATAACTTTATCAGAATCTGTCTTATTTCTTGCTGAAATATCTTCAGAATCTTTTAATATAGTAACTGTAGATTTATATACTTTATGGCTTAATGAACGTCTTATAATATATTGTATATTATCAATACTTACAGTTACTTCTACACAACAACCATTTTTATAAAATTTATTTACTACTTCATTTGTTAAGCCACTTGAAGTTTTTCCATATAAGCACCATATCAATATTTCGCATAGACTTGATTTTCCAGAACCATTACTATTAGTTTTTTTATCATATTTATTCATACCTTTAATAATACACGTTCCAAGATTTTCTAAATTTAACTCACCTTTTCCTAAACTTTGAAAACCTTCAAATTTAATATACTTAAACTTTAACGATGTTTGCATTTCATTCCTAATCTCCATCCATTATATAAATATTCATTTAAAGAATCTACAAAAATAAGTTTATTAATTATTCCATTATTAACATATTTTTTACCAGTATTTGAAATATTTCCAAGTTTACTTTGACTCATTTTATTTTTAGATTCTTCAGAATGTTTAAAACCTTTATGAGATAAACTCATTTTATTTTTAGATTCTTCAGTAACTATTTTCCCTATTTGACTTTGTCTTATTTTTTCCTTTGTTTCATCTGTATGATGTTTTCCAAACATTGGATTATTTTCTGAAATAGATAATCTTTCTTTTGCTTTTTTACTTATTAGTTGTTTAACATCTTCAGATATTTTTTTTCCTTTATGTATTTTACTTAACTTATCTTTTGTTTCTTGAGATACTATCTTTCCAAAATGAGCTAATGCAATTCTTTTTTTAGTTTCTTCAGTATGTTTTTTTCCATACATGTTTGCTTCTTTACCATTTTTATGTTTTCCAAACATTGGATTATTTTGACCAGTTTGATAATTAGGATTATTCTTATGAAATTCTTTTAATCCTTTACTAATTTTTTTTCCAAATATTTCTTTTTGTTCTTTAGACATTCCTTTTATAATATCACCACCAAAACCTCCATCAGCGATATTATAATAATTAGAATCTAATTGAGCATTATAAAAATTAATCCAATATTTTTCTCTTTCATTTAAAGTATATTCGTTAGTATATATTTTTTCAATTATATTTATTTGAAAATTTTCTTCTCCATATTTTTTAATTGCTTTTTGTATATTTAAACCAGAACCAAAATATTGTTTATCAAATTCATCAGCTTTATGTTTTCCTATATACTTCTTTCCATTAATTAAATTAGTAGTTTCATAAATATAACCATACATAAAATAGAATCACTCTCCTTATAATTCTATTTTATTAAATTGAATCTTTTATTTGAGGTTTATACTTTCTTGAATTAATTTTTCATATTCTTCAATAGAATTTTTTAAATCTTGCTGAGATAAAAAAGAAAGAAAATCATCTTCAATATTATATGTTTGAATAGATTGATTATTATTTGAAGTTTCTTTTTTTAATTCTACATCATACTCAAATATCAATTTATATTTCAATATTTGACTACATTGTATTAATTGTTTTTCTATTTCTTCTTTTAAACTATATGGACATTTAATTTTTATAATAAGATTTTTCTCATATCGTTGTTGAATACTTTTATCAGTATTTCCTAATAGCTCATGTGCCTTATCATCTTCTTTTTGAATCTTTTTAATATCACTTATATTATTTATTTGTATAGTTCTAAACATTATTTGACAAGGATTTACATATTGTTGAAGAAGTAATTTATCAGTATCGAAAATATAACATGCACCAATATGATAATTACTATCTGCAAAACTATGTGATGTTAATGAACCTATATTTATAATTTTTTTATTATCTTTATCATAAAGAACTTCATTACAATGTATATGACCATTAAAAATAATATCAAAATTATCTAATAAATATTCTTTTCCTATTTGTCCTTCAATTCTTTTTATTCCTGAAAGATATGATCCATTAATATCTCCATGCATAAATAAAATTGATTTTTTATGTCTTTTTGGTTCTTTTTCTAACATTTCTTCTATCACTTTATAAAATTCTTGAGTATCATAATAGCCAATTAAATAACAATCATAGTCATATAATTCATAATAATAATATGAAGAAATTGCTGGTATTGAAGATATACACATTGAATCAAATGTATTATTAAATTTGTCATGATTTCCAACAAGGGTTAGTTCTTCAACTAACCCTTTAGGTTTATTTTTAACAGTATTAACATATGTAGATAGTTCATCAGCTGTAACTGTATGAGAATTAAAAGTATCACCACAATTAACAATTAAATTTACATTTTTTTCTTTAAATAAATTATTTGCAAAATTTATAGAATCACTACACATTTGAAGTCTAGTAGTATATATATCAGTTTCATTTAAATATAATGGTAATATACTACTAGATCTTGAGATATGAACATCAGAATATATTCCTATTAAAGCCACATTATTGCCTCCAAGCCCATTTATTATTACTAACTTGTTTTACTGTAAGATTATATTTTTCTGCTAACTCAGCATTCTTCATTGTTTTTGCATCTTCTAAAAAAGCTTTCTTTATTTCATCAGATACACTAGAAGTTCTTCCTTTTTTAGTTTTTACTTCTGTTTGAGGAACTTCTTTAACTTCTTCAACAAAATTATTTGCTGGTTGAATAATAATTACTGGACCATTACCACCTCTTGTTTTTGTTTTTTCTATAAAAGGTATATTATTTTTCTTCAACCAAGTTTTATACTGATTAGCCTTATAACAAACATTATTACCTTCTACGCCATATAACATTTTCATTTCTGTTCTAGTCTTTGTATAATAATCATCAAGATAAGCAAGTGCTAATTCTTTTGTTACTTTATTACGACCAGTTTTTTCATCTGAAGATACTTCTGTTATTTCTTCAGTACCATTTATAACAAGTTTTTTATCAAAATTAATACCATTATCTTTTAACCATTTTTTACAAGTATATGCTTTACTAGCAACTGAAGATTCTTTTAACTTATATTTCTGCAATACTTCAATAGTACTTAATGTAAAATAATCCTTAAGAAATTCTAAACAATGTTCTTTTGACATTTTACTTTTAGTTTTTCTTTCAATTATTTTAACTTCTGGTTTTATATCTTCAGTTTGTTCTGTATGAATATTAACAACTGTTTCTTGTTGTAATGGTATTTCTTGTAATTTTTTAAATAATTCAATTAAAGTTCCAATAACTTTATCAGTATTATTAACATTAGCATTAAATTTTTCTTTTAATGCTTCTAATAAGACATTAGATGTTCCAATTTCAGTCTTTATAGTAGTTAATATATCTGAATTAATACCTTCTTTTAATGATGTTATAGCCTTAGTTAATATATTATCATAATTATTAAATTTACTATTAAGAATTTTATCTAATGAATAATCTAATCTTTCAAAAAATATTTTTGTAGTTATTTCATTTTCTACAATATTTAAATTTAATTGAATAGCTAACGCTATATCAATCTTTTTAATAGTTATTTCATCAAGATGTCCTACAAAATCTAATAATTTTGCTACATTTACACATCGTAATTGTTCTAATAAAATAACTTGACCACTAGAAACACCTTGAAAAAATACATGACATGGTAATGTTGCTTTATCACGTGAAGTAATAGGTGCTAATGTAACTACTGTACCATTATGATTACCATCATTATTAGACACAATAACTGCAGGTCTACATTTATTTTCTACTGAACCATCTCTTCGGTCACCAAAGTCATAATAATAAATGTCACCTCTATTAAATTTATGAATCATAATTTAACTTGACTCCTTTATATTTATTGATTTTCTTATTTAATTATAATTATCTAGTTTCATCATTATTATTTTCAGAGTCTTCATATGTAGCTATACCATCCATAACTTCAACTTCATCAAAATATTCTGGAATTCCAAACATTTGTTGAGTATATTCTAAATTTTTTAATAATAAAAATTCTTCTAATAAACAACAGTCAGTTTCAAAATTATCTTTTAATCGTGCAATTATATGACAAAGTATTTTACCTTCTTCATCTGGAGAATCTGTAATGTTTACATCAAATTCAAAAAATTGTTCAATATCTAATTGAATTTGTTTTGCAAAACCAACTAAAAAAATTTCTTTTAATTGTTCAGGAGACATTAGCTGAGAATTTTCATCTTTATTAAAATCATATTTCTCAGCCAATTCAGTCATAACTATTTTTAATTGATTTAAAATATCTTTATTTTGTTCAGCCAAATTAATCACCTACGTTTATTAAATTTTCAATATACTTTCGATTTTCATCACCTTTTAATATAGGCATTTCTAAATCAACAAGCCATTTACTTTTCTCCCACGGAAGTTCATCTTCAAACCTATATTCTGTATCTCTAATACAAGCACTTCCACGTTTTTTAAAACTTGGTAAATCATTCCAATTAATTCCTTTTTCATTTACCATTTTGTCTTGAAGAGCTGAACAACTTAAATTATTTAATTCCTTATGAGAAAACATTGATTGTGCTAATCCTTGAATAGAATTACGTTCAGCATCTTGTTGTCTCCAAAGGACACAATTGGTAACATCTTCTTTTGGAACATTAAATGATCTAGCATCAAACATAGCAGTATCACATTTTTGTTCTATAGTTTTAACATATTTTTTATCATCATCACTTAATGACTCATTATCAAACATATCAATTAATGTACCACTAGTTGCAAACTTCTTCCAAGATTTATTAAATTGCAAAGTAGCCATACTTGCAGCAACACTACACATTTTATCCAAACGATAATCAAACCAAGCATCCGTTGTTAATGTTTGATAATCAATAAGCACTAATGTAATTTCGTCTGATTGTGTATATCCTAATACACAACCTTGAATATTTTCACAAAGAAATTTCATAGTATCTTGCATACATCTCATATAAATTTCATCAAATGGTTTATTTAATCCCCTTGTAAAAGTATGATGAGCTTTACCATCAATACGAATTATAACAGGCATTCTTCTTGTTAAATAAATTTGAGATGCTTGTTCAAAGCGCTTCATTCTATCTCCCAAACTATCTTGTCCTGGTTTTCCCATTATGTAATCTCCTTTTCATTAATGATTAATTATCAATTTCATTTACCATATTATAATAATTAGTAATAAATCTTTCTTTATACCAATACATATTTCTATATTGTTTTTCTCCACCTTCGCCACGATTATAACAACCAGCTGCAAATAAATATAATTCTTCTCCACTTAAATTATAATCTTTTTCTCCCATACTTATTAAATCAGACATTCTTCTTGTTATAAATATTATTGCATGTTTCCAATTATAAGCATCAAAATTATCTATATTATATTTTTCTCCAAAATAATCATGATATCTTGAGTTTATTTGAACCAAACCCATATCATATGTACCATTATCATTCTTTTCACTAGTTAAACTAGCATTATATGTAGTATTTTCTGTTCGCATAATTCCTAATATAACATTTATAGGAACATCATTCTCTATACATTGCTCAACTAAAAAATCAAAGTATTCTTGGTTCAAATGACTTGGTTTAAATAATATCTCTTCTTTTACAATAATATCAGCTTCTATAATGTCTTCTGGTTTACTTTCATTCATCAGTCCTATAGAATAATCATATCCGTTTGCATAAACTGTAGTTGTCATTGTAACATCTTTTGGAGTTATCCACCTTACTATATTACAAATCATACTAATAATAAAGTAAATAACTAAAAATAATACAATAAGTGCAAAAGTAAACCTTTTTCTATTTTTTATTTGACTTCTACGTTTCTTATGTACATTCATTTAATTTTCTCCAATCATATAATTTTATTGATTTTATATGATTATATCACTAAATCCTATAAATGTAAATAGTTTTCTTTTAATTGTAATTAAATTGTAATAATTATTCTTTTATATTTTCTAATTGAATATCAGCTTCCATAATAAATTCATTTGTAAATAGAATTAATAACTGAAAAGCATTTTTAATATCTTTAACTACATCTTCATTAACTATTTCATTTCTTAAATCATACATGTATAGCTCTCTACTTGATTTAATTCTTTCTATAAATTCATCAATATTTAATAACGCAAGATCAATTTTACCTAAGAAACCATAATCATTATTATTGTTATTTGTCATAATATAAATTTATCTCCTTATATACAATTATAGATTTTGATACTAGTATTATTTCCAATTTTACTTCTTCCTATAACTGGATCATCATAAGTATCTTCTGAATACATTAAACTGTTTGTTGTATATAACATATCTATATACCCTGTTTTTAATAAATCTCCTTTAAAAACACTTTTCTCACAATGTGTTATATAAACATAAATTTTATTAGCACCTTTTGATTTTAATAATTTTGCAGCTTGTAATAATGTTTCTCCTGTTGAACAAATATCATCAATTATTAATACGCTAAATTCTTCTGATGAAGGTTTACCATGTAATTCATATTTTACTATTTCTCTTGTTTTAAATTTTCGTTTCTTTATACCAAATATATATTCTTTATCAAATTCATCTTGATATCTTTTCATTGAACCTTCATCTGGATAAAATAAAATATCAGGTTGAATATCATTAACAATTTCTTTTAATACTGTAAAGTGATTTTTTCTAAAATCAGTCATTAAATAATTTCTTATAGATATAGCTTCTTCTAATGTTTCAAATTTACTATTTGTTAAAATTGGAACTGGCATAAAACTTCTTAATCTATTTATCATAAATGCAGCTGTAGAATGAACATCCCATGTAATTACTTTGTGAAACTTTAATTCATTAATAAATTTAGCAAAATACTTTAATGTAAATGATTGGTTATCTTTCCATTTATCTTCACGTGCATAAGGTAAATATGGCATTAAAAAATAAATTTTTTTAGTTGGAAATTTTTCATCAATGTAATTTTTAATAAACGCAATAAAAAATTCTTCATTAGGTTCAAACATCCACTTTAAAATAATAAAATCTTCATCAAATACTTCTTTATTATAATCTGATAAGTTTATTACAATTTTTGGAGTACCATCATTATAATACTCAATTTTTACTTCTTTACCTTGTAAATAAAACATATTAAAATAACCACATCCTTATAATAAATCTATACTAATATTATAATAAAAAACATAGGAGACTGTTATATGTCTCCTATGTTTTTACTTAATTTCTTTTTTATTTTAAGGACGTACAAGTTCACGAAGCAAGCCACCAAGTTTAATATGCTGGTCTGCTGTAAGATTAGCTGCGCCTGAACAAGAAATTTCATTACCACGATATGCAATATTAACTTCAATTCCATCAATGTTCAATTTTGTTATAGGACCAGCAGTCTCACATTCACAATTGCAATCACCTGAACAAGTAGTGTTCAAACCACATACACCAAGATTTTCCAAATCCTGATTTATAATAGCAGCCATATACTTTGCACGATTTGAAAATCCAAGTTCTGTAGCTCGTTCATTCATCTTTTCACGGATTTCTTCTGTTACTGTTACTTCAACTGTAGGATTTTTCTTCAACATAATTTTAATCTCCTTTTCTTGTTTAAAAATTTTTGATTTGCTTTTCTAATTAATTATAATAGTTATGCAACGTTTTCTTTATCTACATTAGTACTTTCATCTCCTTCCTTCTTTAAAAACTTTTTCTCTAAGTATGCAGTATATTTATTAATAACCTTTTGTTCATCATCTGACAAAGATTTATTAAACGTTCTTAAACATTGAACAGGTTTATGATTTTGAATTTCAACAGTTATTCTTGATTTATCAGGATCATTCTTTTGTCTCATAAATACAATATGACACTGACCATCTATTATTCTTTTAATATATGAAGCTACACAATTATTCTGTTGACATCCTTCATCTTTTATATCATCAGTTTTTTCAGGATATATAAATATCCAATCTCTATAAGTATAATTATATCCTACAATACGAGTTGCTTTAAACTGTTCTTCATCATGTTGGATCTTCTGTTGTGTATAATTTCTTGCAGTTATTCTATGAGTTGTAAGAAAATGCCCAGGATATTTTTCCCACTTTCTTGTTGACATTTCTCCCATCATTTTAGCATAATCTCGTAACTCATTCCAAAAATTTGAAGAAATTTCAATACCTTCAAATTGCCAAAGTCTAAATCCATAATTAATTAATGACTTGACATCATAAAGATGAGTTTCTACCAAATCTGTAAAACAAGATCCATTATTTAAATCATATCTTCGAGAAAATAAACCATGTTTTACCTGTTCTATATATTCTGAAGGGTATATTGAAATATCTATTTCCATAAGAGCATTAATAACACCAAGATGTTCTTTCATAACTCTATACATATCATTATTAATAAATAAATTAAATTTCTTTACTAGTTTTACAACAACAGGTAATACTTCAGATAATTTAAAATTAAAATTATCTAAATTAAAATGTCTATGCAATCCTACAGCATAATATTGTTCATATGCAGAATATTTCTGCATTTCTTTTAAAAGTGATGCAACTTTAAACTTTCGACCATTTCTTTCTTTTTCAAATTGATTATGTATAAAGTAGCGATAATTCTCATCTTGAATAGCATCAATAAAATCTGATACATGAATATCATAAAGATGAGCATGTAATCCTTTTACTGCTTTTCCTGAAAAACCAATAAATTCTCCAGTAGATAAATCATACTTACATGTTTTTCCATTTTTCTTAATTTCAAGATATTTACCATTTTTAACAACACTTAAATCCATAACATAATCTCCTTATGATAATTTAATGATTTTTGATTATGTTGCAATTATATCATATAACTTTATAAATGTAAATAGTTTTCTTTCATATGTAATCAATTTGTAATATTAACTAATAAAAGAATGATGAGAATTTGAAGATTCTCCTATTATAAATAAAATACCTTCAGATGTTTTATGCAACCTAATGTTTTTAATTGTATAATAATATAAAGAATCTTCATCTTTTAAAACATACTTAACATTTGGTTCAAATCTATATTGAGCAAACTTACTAAAATAGGATCTTTTAAATTCAATAAACTTTATCAACTCTCATCACCCTAATATTATAATCTTTTAATTCATTAAGAATTATCTTTAATTAAATACTTTATTATATTTTTCTCTCATATGTTGTTTTACATATCCTGACCAAGTACCACCATCTGGACAATATTTACCATTGATTCCTTCAATAGTTGAATAATTATTATAATTATTAGATATTAGTTTACCAAAATACATTATACAACTATGAGTACTCTCAAATGACATCCAGCCATTATTACCTTTAAAACCAAAATAATTATTTGTATTTGCTTTTTTATATCCATTAGCAGATTCATGACATGCTACTGCAATAGCAAATAAAGCATTTACATTATATTCTTGTTCCATAGTATAAAAAGATTCACCATATCCTGCTAATCCAGTATTAATTAACATACTATTTAATATTTCAATAGTAAATCCTGATTTTGAATGTGGACTATAATTAATATTTGGCTGTCTATCATAGTTACCTCTTGAAGCTAATTGAACAGATCTTCTTTCTTGTAACTTAACTACTTCTTCTTTTAATTCTTCTATTTCTATATCTTTCTCTTCAACAATAGTATGTAATTCATTTTTAAGATCTTCATTTTCTTGTTTAAGATCTTCATTTTCCTCTATAACAATGACTAAATTTTCTTCGGCTTCTTTATAGTCTGTAGTAATAGCAGCAATATGACTATTCTGATTAATGTTTAATGTAATTAGTAATACTGCTACAAGAAACGTTACAGGGATATAAATTAAATGGAATTTATTCCTTTTAAACCAAAATAAGTTAACAAGTTTTATTATTAACTCGTGTAACTTATTCATTAATTTCCTAAATTTTATCTCCATAAAATTTCTACTTTTTTTACTTCGACTACCCATCGAATCATCCTCTCTTTATGGTTCAAGTACCGCAAGGATTTCATTCTGTTTAACAATACGGTAATCAATACCATCAATTTGTATTTCGCTCCCGATATATTCAGGAATGATTACTTTGTCTCCTACAGTAATATACATTTGTATATCTATGTCATCTACAACACCTCCTGGACCAACTTTAATAACATCATATACAAATCTATTAATATCTTTTTTGGTATTATCTGTAAGTATTATTTTAGATGTATATACTTCTTCAAACTCACATTTTTTAACTATTATTCTATCTAAAGTTGGATTTATATACATTATTCTTTCTCCTTCATTATCTATATTAAATTCATCAGGGATTATAATTTGTGGTTATAATCCCTGAATCTTTATCTTATTAACTTACTTATACACACTCATTCGTCCACTTACATGTTAAGCAATCACCTTCATACTTATTATCACCAAAACAAGCAGGTTTATCACCAGTATCATTAACAACAGGAGCTGAAACATTTTCATTTGTTGTAACTGGTTTATCTTCAACTTTAGGAGCAACAGGTGCTGAAGAAACTAACGAATCTGATACAGGAATATTATATGCACCAGCAAAATATTCTTTACTCATACGTTCAATAATTGTATCAATAGTCTTAATATCATTTTCAGTATAACTGGTACTAAACTTAACTTCTCTTAAATCAGGCATATTAGCCATTAACTGTTTAAAAGCTTCATTATCTTCTTCACCATTTTCTTTTTCGCATAAAATAGCATTTGTATTTTTAACGTAAAAGATATACTCATTAAATCCATTTGCTTGTTTTCCTACTTTAAATGTAACTGTTCGAGTAGTATTGTTAGCAAAAATATTTTCTAAATCATCTTGATATTCTACAATTAAATTACTTAATTCAGTAATAACAGATTTAGGAAACATAAATAAAACGATTTCTCCAGGTTTTGGAGGATTTCTATTATCTCCAAAGTAATTATCAGGAGTCATACTAATTAACTTAGCAAACATAATTCCTTGTTTCTTAAAACCATATTTACTAAATACTTTTTCATCTTTTAATTCATCCTGTACCTTATTAACCATATCACATATTTTACAACCTTCACCACACATATGTTTCAAACAAGGAACTTTAACTTTCTGACTATTACCTTGTGCATTCTGAATAATTACTTCATGAAATATGATCTCACGATAAATTAATCCAGATGGTTCATTAGCGATTAACTTTAATTCAAATTTACCGGGATCAAAAGGATATAACGTTTTGTACCCAATACCTGAACCTTTAGTTTGTGTCGCAAGTTCAACTTTTTCTGTCTCTTTTTTAATTAACTCACCAAAATTAAATGCCATAATAATTTCCTCCAAATTTAAAATATTTATATTAATAAAAAATTAATATCATAAAATTAATAATCATAATAAGAAAATAAAGTATTATACTTATCACCTATAAATCGTCTTTTATATTTTTCGCAATAATCTTTAAACATATCTTCACCCATATCTGCAGGATCTTTTCCTTCAGGTAATTTAACTGTAAATATCTTATCGTTATATTTCATTAAATCATTAGCTAGTTTTTTATTTCCAATATGTCCAGATGGATCATCATCTAAACAACATATAATTTCTTCAAACTTATAACTTGATATTAATCTAACTTGATATTCTGAAATAGATGAACCTAATATTGATAAACAATCTATTCCTCCACGAATAACATCAAAAATACCTTCAACAATATAAGCATACTTTTGTCTTTTTCTTTGATTATATAAATTAAAAACAATCTTTTCTTTTTCTACACTATCAGGATTTTTATATCTTGGATCCATTTCTAAATAGGTTCTACCTTGATAAAAATCAGTCCATTTACCAATCAAACAATTAGGAATCATTATTCTACCAAAATTATTGTTTATTCCATTTCGTAAATTATATCTATTAATTAAATCTTCATTTATTCCTCTAGACATTAAATAATTATAAGCAACTGTATTACGTTCAATAAAATCAACATCATCAAAATTAATTAACTTTGTATGAAAATTAAGTTCATTATTTAATTCATCTTCATCACTAAAATTAAAATAATCAAATAAATATGGAATAAGAATATCTAAATTTGATTGAGTTCCTTTTATTACAATACCTTTAGTTTGACATTTAAAACAATGAAATAAAGTAGTTTCACAAGATACATATAGTTTTCTATCATTATCAGCTCTATGTCTTACATCAATACAAAAAGGACAATTATACAATAAATTTTTTGAATTTTTACTTAATATATAATCATTACCAAATTTTTGTTCAATCTTTTCAATATTAACTAATTCTTGTTCAGAAAAATGTTTCAAATTAATCATAATATCATCAAACCTTTAAATTATAAAAATCTATATTCTAATTAAATATAATAGATAGTAAATCCTATTTTTATTTAAATTATCCAAAAACAAAGACATTAAAAATCATTTATATATTAAAATTATACAATTAAAGAAAATATACTTATAATTAAAGAAATAATCCTATATTATTAATTTGTCTATTTTCATTAGTAACTGCTACATTCTTACCATCACAGTCAAATATAAAACTTCCACCAGCATCAAGTTTAATAACATCAATAAAATTATATTTCTTTAATTTAGTATATGCTTCACCAGTAAACAAATTACTTGTTTTAGTTTCAAAAGCAATATAATAAATTGTATTATTTTTTATACCTAAAAAACCATGCCAAGTAGCTCTATAAATTGAAGTATCCCAACCTTCTATAGCAACTTCAGACCAATTAACTTGTTGTCCATTTTTAATAACTGGAGCGCCAGATATAGCATATGTAACACCCCATTTTGGATCACTACTAACAGATTCATATCTAGCAATATGTGGTCCATTGTTATCAATTACTAATGTTGAAACTACTTTTTGTTTAAATTGTGAACCATCATTAGCAGCTAAATTAAACCATAATTTATTATTTTCAATTTTACCTTTTTTAAGAAAATTTAAAACATAAGGTTTTATTTCAGATTCTTCTATATCACAAACTAAATTAGCAACTGGTAAACTAAATGTTGTTCCATCTGGATTTTTACAATTTCCAGCAAAAAATCCAAGATTGAAATAATTTTTAATTAAAGATGTCTTTTTAGGTTTATCCCAATATTTAATAGAAAATTCTTTATACGGAATTTCCAATATATGTATATCATCTTCAACTTTATAATTATTTTTAAAAAGAATTTCTGATTGTTCTTCAATAGATTCTTCTATGTTATTTAATTTATTATGATATTTATTAAAAGCATCAATTATATTAGGAACATGTATTGAACCATTTTCTTTAAAACAGTCTGACCAATATATTAAATCATCTGTTTCAATTATATTATCACTTAACATATTTATTGCTGTTTGATGTCTTAATGGATAAACTATACTACCATTAACATCAAATATTTTATATCCTTGCTCTTCATGTGCTGATGTATAAGCATTGATAGCATTTTCATAAATACTAAATGCTCCTATTTGAGATTTACTATCTTCCCATGATTTTCGTATTCTATACATATTTATCAGCTCCAGCAAAATATTCTTTATAATATTATTTTAGTACTTTTACATTATTGTTTTTATTTTTCCAGTATTAAATTCAACAGTTACTGCTCTATCATCCCAAATTTCTAATGCTTTAAAATCTTTTTCAGCAGTTACTTCTAATTCTATACCAATATGTTCTTTACTCCATTTTTTAAGTGCATTAATTTCATCTAATCTATATTCATTAGTTGAACATGCTCTTGCAGTAAATATTTTTACTTTATAGCCTTCGTTTATCCATTGTTTAATTCTATCAATCATTTCTTTAATAGGTTGTCCATAAACAGTTGGTCCTTTCCAACTATCATATGTAGCAAGAGTACCATCAAAATCTACTAAAAGATCTCCTTTATAACCTTGTAAAGTACTATTAAATTCTTTTCCAAATCCTGGCATAATTTATTCTCCTTTTATATCTACAAAGATTCCCATTCCTTGAATTTTTCTTCAAATTCTTTTATAGTGCAATTCTTAATAATATCTTCTGATTTTTTTATATTTAAAACTTTTTTATATTTAATCATACGTTCTCTAAATTGACCTGTTAACATTCTATCTTCATAATCATTAAAATCAACTATATAAGCATATTTACCAGTTTTTGTTGTTCTTAATGCTCTACCAACTGATTGTAAAGTAGTTCTATCACATTTTCCACCAAATGCTAAAATACAAGTATCTAAATGAGGTAAATCAATACCTTCTTGTATAGCTGAAGATCCAATTATTATTTTGATCTTACCTTTTTCAAACATTTCAATTACATTGTTAAATTCTTTTTCTACTTTACCATTTTTCATATTTATTTTTTGATATGTTTGCCCACCAAAACAACAACGAACTATATCTCCATAACCCAAATCATAAATAGCTTTCATAATGTCTCTACCCCAATTAAGAGTATTCATCATTATGATTGATTTTCTATCATACTTAGCCATCATAACTGCTGCTTCAGCAATTAACTTAGTTCTTTTTTCAGATTCTAATCTAATCTTTTTAACATTGGTCCAAATATAATCTGTAACTAATTCATTAATTTCTTCATTAGCTGGATTATTTAATATAGCTAACTTAGGATATGCTAAAGATTCATTTTCAATTAATACTTCGCCTTCCATTTTAAAAATAATTGGACCACATGCACCAATTCTAAATAATTCTTCAGAACTAAAATGATCTATACAAGAACCATCTATATGATAATGTGATATCGATGTAGCAGATACACCTATAGAATATATTAAATTATTCATACCATAAGATGGAGTACGCCAAGTAACACCACTAAAATGATGACATTCATCTGCAAATTGAACTTCAATTTTTTCTAATAATTTATTATTCTTTTCTAAATCATTACCTAAACTTGTAGGATGAGCTATATTAACTTTATTTGAAAAGATAGTTCTTGTTTCACGATAATCATTAATTGGAATCTTATATTTTTTAAATCTTTTTTTAATACCTTTCATTAATTCTACTGTAGGTTCTAAAACTAAAATTGTTGGATATTTACCAAGTATCTCTTTCATAATTTGAATAGTAGCACAAATTATTTCAGTTTTACCTCCACCAGTTGGTATATGTAACATTCCTCTTTTATTATTAAAAATAGCTTCTAAAGATTCTAATTGATAATCATACAATTTAATACCTGGTAACATATTTGTATAATGTCCACTTTTATCTTCATTTTGGACCATTTGTATTTCTTTTTTTAAATCTTTTATTAATATATCAGTAAACAATAAAGGATGATCTTTTATTCCTAAATACTGACATTTTGTATCTTTAAAAAGATGTTTAATATATTCAAATAAACCATATGAAACAAATAATGCTTCATTTTTAATAGAATATAAATAAGTAACAACATTTACCGAAGTACTTGATGTTTTCCATCTTCTAATATTACTATCATATTGTTTCTTTTGTGTTCTCTTTTTTTCAACTATTGCCAACAGATCCTTCACGGCTTCGTATGAAGGATCTGATTTTGGTATAACTATCCAATTACATTTATTTATTAAAACCACTTTATCACATACTTTTTAATTATCTTTTATATTATGTCGACTCATAATTAATGTTTCAAATATAATGTTTGTATTAACAGTTTTAATCTCATATCTATTTAATAGTTCTAATGGTCTTTTAATATTGTTTGTTTTATAAACATTTCTTATAGCTGTATATATACCTTCATCGTCAAATTCATCAGCTCTAACTTTTCTTAAATCAACAAGTTCTAAATTTTTTAAAAATTGATCTTCATCAAAATTTATATAAGCTTTCTTATATTTAATATCATTAGCTTTACAAAATTCTTTTAATCCTTTTTCATCAACAACTTTTAAAAAATTTAAATCATTTTTAGCTTTCAATATTTTATATAATTTAAAAAATTCTGATACTGATTTTTCACCAACTTGAAAACAACATCCAGGAATATTATCTGAACCATCTCCACAAAATGCTTTTCGTCTAATAAAAGCATCAACAGAATCTAATTCATATTCTTCCAAAAATGAATCTATTGTATAAGTAACTTCTTTCATACATTGTTTTACTCTACAATTTTCTGATAATACTTGAAGCATATCTCTATCATCAGACATAACAATAGACTTTTCTGAATGTTGAGTTAACCAGTACATTAAGTCATCGCCTTCTGTATGTTTAAATTGTAAATTAGGAATACCAAATGCATTTAAAAGTTCAATTAACTTTTTACGCTGTAATTTATATTGATATACATAATCTTCATCTAATTCTATATCTGACATTTTATGAAGAGGTTTAAAATCTGGATCATTCATTCTATCTAAATGTTTTTTATAATTGTCATAAATAGTTAATCGTCTAATTGATTGACCATTATCCCAACAAACAATTGGAAAATAATCTCCAATCATTCTTATCTCTTTTTGAAAAATATTTAAAAACCCATAAATTCCACCAGTTCGTTCTAATTCTGAGTTTCTTAAATCAAAAAGATTTTGTTGTTTCATACATCTGTGTAAAAAATATGATCCATCTATTATACATATATTTTTTAGTTTCATTCAACCAAATCCTTTAATTTTTGAAAGTAGATACTTCCATATTAGCTAACATATATTTTAATTGTTCATTCTTTAATAAATTATTTTCTAACATATCTTTTCGTGAATTTTCTGTTAATGTTTTAAAGTCTTCAGTAATTTCATTCCAAATAATTCTATAATTTCTATCATCATAAAATTTCCAATAATTTATTTCTTCTTTACCTTTAATAAATGTATCATCCATTGCTTCTTTATATTTATCAAAATCAGTAATAAAATTTTCTTCATATACATGATAAGATCCAGCAACATATCTAAACCAACCTAATTCAACATCTAATTCTTTAGCCATCATTAATTGCCAAAAAATAAACTGAGACCAATCATTAGCTGCGCCAAACCATGCATCACAAGATCTCATATACATAGTAAGATATAGTTTACCTTCTCTTAATATAAAATGAGCTGAAGAAGTACAAGGTGTATCTTTATCTTGTCTATGAGACATAATTGGAATTTGAATTAAAGCTTGTCTTGAATCTGAATCTCTTTTTAATAATTCTATTGTAGCATCCCATACTGTTTTTTCAGGATTTTTATTATCAGGTTGAGTAAATATATATGCTCCATAATTTGAATTAACTAAACCTTTATCTGGATCTTTAGTATTTGCTAATTTATTCCATACTGATGAAGGAGCATCTTCAACTGTTCGACTACCTTTTAAATACCATAAATATTCTTTTGCTAAATAAATTGGAGATAATTTTCTAATCTTATTCCAAACTAAACATTGTTGAGGTTCTAAAATTTTTATACTTAATCCTATTGTTTCATTACACAATCTACCTCGAGGAGAAGATTGAAAAAAATCTTTAATTTGATGTTCTGATTGATTATTTCCTAAATCATCAAATAACACTGTCCAAGCTTCGTTTATATCTCTAAATATGTATTCCATTTACTATCTCCTTTATTCTTGATTTAATAATTCTTCCACTTAATATTTAAGTTTTTAAATTATAATCATTCTTGCTGAAGAGAATTATCTAATATTTCCTGAAAATTCTTCAACGTCAATGCCATTTTCTCTTAACCAATTAGCTACTAAATGTCTATGACAAAAACTATCTGATTTCTCATAACAAAGTAAGCCTATATGTATTTCATCAGACATTGCTACTAATTCACGCATAATACCATTTGGATTTAAAGTATTTAAAATTTCATTATTAAATCGTCGTGTATATAATTCTTCATCTTGATTTTGTTTCCATTCTGAAAATATACTCCAACTTGGTGCTAATTTTTTATATTCACTACCTTTATACCAATCTGGAGATTTACCACAAATAGCTATTGGATAAATATGATGTTTTTCTAATTCTTTTAATTTTGAAAAATAAGATGTATATATCATTGAATAATCCCCAAAATGCCTCTTTTTATTTCTCTTAATTGTTCTATAACATTATCAATCTCATCTGCTGATACTCTATTAAAATAAGCTTTCATATCATAAGGTAAATATAAAAAGTCTATATTAGGATAAGATTCTGATAATTTATTTCTTAATAACAATAATGTATTTAATAATTCTTCTTCAGAAGTCATTTTTAAACTTTGTAATTGAACTATAAATACTTCTCCATCTTTTGGTTCTAATTTCTTTACTTCAATTAATACATTTTCTAAAACATCACTCATTCTTCTATCCTCGCATTCAAATATTCTGCAATTTCAGGTAAAGTTCTAAAAAACTTAGCGCCATTTTCTTGTACCATTTTTGCAACTTGTTCTAATGACTTTGATTGTTTTTCATCAAAATTAGTTTTATTGTGTATAGATGTATTAAAACAAAATATAGTTTTTTCAGGTCTCTTATTACTATCATCTACAACTTCAGCAATAGAGTATACACCTTTCATTTCTGGAGTAATTACATATAAAACATAATCACATTCTTCTCTTTGTTTAATTTCCTCAGCTTGACATTCAGCTGTCCAATTTTTAACTACAGGATTAAAGTAATCTATATCTAATAGTGGTATAAGATAATCTCTATATGTATTACCTTCTTTATCCTTAACACAAGTTCCTCCAAGAAATACTTTTCCTTTTGACTTTTGTAATGTATCAAATAATTCCATAATTTTATCTCCTTATATGTTATTTAGAACTAAAAATAGATTGATAATGTGAACTTTTAATATGTTTTAAATTACCATCTTTATCATATAAATTTATATTATTTTTACAATCATTACATTTTTGACTTAAAAATTCTATACATGTATCTTGATGTTCACATTGTTTTTGAATAGTACCTAATTCTATATTATTCAGCCATAAACTCATAATAACCTCATTTATAATTCATTAAATTTTTATCTTCTAATTTTCCATTATATTTTACTAATTGTGCTATACATACAGCATCTGCTAAATCATGATTTATATCAAAAACAATTTCTTTCTTTTTTGGTTTTACTATTTCATCTAATAAGTTTACATCTGGAAATTGTTTTTGCACAAATAAAACAGTATCATCTTTTTGAGCTTTAGCAGTTCCTAATACCGATGCTTTCCAACTTCTAACATCAATTTGATAAATAGGAAATTTATCACTAAATTCATTAATGACTGTTGTTTGTACTTTATTAAGAGATAATATTGTAGGAAGTTGTATTCGCCCAAAACTAAATAATCTTATAGACTCAAAAATTAGAATATCAAAACCAAACTCTTCATAAATTTTTTGTATTTCTTTAATAAGATTTAAACGATGTTCTAAATTTGTTTTAGCTTTAACTCTTAAAATAGAACTATATGTAAGTATGTTATCTGATGTATTATCAAATAAGCATACACCCATTCTAGTGGCTCCGCCAATATCTACTCCTAAAACTTTGTTATATATTGGTTTTTCTTTTTTTTTAGGCATATTATTTACCTAAAATTTCTTGATTTATTTTTTTACGAAATTTCTTTGATGGTACAAATTTAACTTTAACATTCTTAATTACCTCACCGGACTTAGTCCCTTGATTTTTAATCTCAGATGTTAAACAACCAATATCACCAATCCATAATTCATTACCAGGTGTTAACAGTGTAGCTTCCGCATCAGTAGCAAATAGTTTTTTAAATTTATCATATAATGCTTCTTGTACAAATTCACTATCTGTAATATTTACTTTATTATCCATTTTCTGTTCTCCTTTTCTTTTATTAATATATAATTGCAATTGAAGTATATTTTTATTTTAATTATATCCATTAACTACTTCATTTATACAACCATTCCTATTTTTAAACCATCTCCATCTAAATTACCAATCTTTTCCATTTTTACAGTTTCACGATCTTCTTCACTAATTTCATAATTATCATAAAATATTTCAAAAGCTTGTTCTTTTGACTCAGCAGCAATAAGATGCGTTTCATGCTCTTTTCGTTTCTTTATTGGAATACAAACTTTATATAATATAATTGAATTATCTTTACTATCATATATAGTATCACTAGAAGGCTTTTTTATCACTAAAGAACTACTTCCAATATTGATACCTTGACAATTACATGGCATATGTCTAGCTCCTTTCTATCATATCTCGAATATCTTGTTCGGTTATCTTTTCAATACCTAATTCATTTGCTTTTTTATTCTTACTAGAATTTCCAGTAGGATCATCTGTAATAAGATATTTAACATCCTTATTGATTGCACTTTTAACTTCATAACCATTATCTTTAAGATATTGTTCAAATTGTTTTCTTGGTACTGAAAGACTACCGGTAATAACTACTGGAATCAAATCTTCAGTATCATCTTTTATATTATTTATAATTTCTCGTCCTTTTACGAATCTTACTTTTCTCCAATTTTCAATATTAACGTCATTAAATAATGTTTCAGAAAATACATTACCAACTAAATCTTTTACAAGAGCTATTGGATATAAAGAAGTATCTTCAAAATTATTTTGTATCATTTCTTTTAAAGATCCTACAAAAACTAAATTAGAAGATAACTTTTCACCATTTCTGTTTCCTAACATTTTAATGTTAAGAGCCATTAATAAATTTTTAAGGTTTATTGGTTGTTTAAATAACTTATCTAATACCTTATTAAATCTACCTTTGTGAGAAGTTTCTTCTACATCTTTATATTCCAATTCATTAAATGATTTAGAATATAAATCTTCCAATGAATTAATATTTAATTCTTCAAAAAACTTAAATACTAATGTTTCACTTATTCCATCAACTTGAGCAATATTATTTACCCAAACTCTTAAACTTTGATAATCCTTATTACCACAATCTTTATTAGTACAATGTAATTCTACACCAGACCATTCTAATGTATTTTGTTTACATGCTGGACAAACCAAAGAATTTAAATAATCATCCACATTAACATCTGATGGAGATATAAGTTTCATAATCTTTGGAATAACTTCACCACTACGAATAATTTCAATTGTAGAACCTATAGTAATATTATTATCTTTTATCCACTGAGCATTATATCCTGAAAGATTTTTAATAGTAGCACCTGATAATTCAGTAGGTTCAACATTTACAACAGGTTTTGCTAACTGTCCTTTTGAAAGTTCCCAAGTAATATCAAGTACTTTTACATTTTTTGTTTCACCATCAAATTTATAAGCAATCTCATGAGCAACAATACCTATACTATTACCATTTTTTTCAAGTGTTTTAGTAGGCTTAGATATAACATGACCGTCACAAGGATAATCTATATTAAATTTTTTGTAAAGTGCTTCTAGCATATCTTGAGTGATCTTAGCATAGTTAATATTATCATTCTTAGCTATATATTTTGTTGATGCTAAATATTTGTTTTTAATAAACTTATTTAAAAACATAATATCAAAACAATCATCCATTTCAATTCTTTCTTTTAATATATTATTGAAATGAGTATCTACATCTTGATAACCAACTACTTTATAAAAAACTATATCTACATATTTAATATCATCTTTAATTTCATCACGATTTATAATACCTGCAGCAGTATTTCTTTGACTTTCACCAGCAATACCTTCTTCTTGCATTTTTTGCCAATTACTATTTGAAATACAAATTTCTCCACGGATAGCACCAGTAAAATCAAAAGCAACATCGTTCTCATAAATTTCTTTTTCTAAAATAATTTTTATTTTATCTGTTCGATTAATACCAACATCACCATTACCACGTGTTAATGCTTTAATTAATTTTCCTTTATTAAAATAACAAACTATTGAAAGACCATCTAATTTTGCGGCAATCATTAAATTGTCTACATAATCTTTTGGCATTTCTTCAATAGATCTTGGTTTTTTGTCAATACCAATAATCTTTGTATATATATGACTTTCTTTTTCACCAATCATTTTATGTGGATCATAACCCCAACCTACAGTAGTTAATAAAGCATTAGTTGGATCTGCACCACGTAAATATTCAACTAAATCATCAAATTCTTTATCACTTATTAATGGTTTTCCTTCATAATAAGCTTGAGCAGTTTTGATTATTTTTTGTTCTAATTGAAATATAGTCATTAATTATATCTCCTTTGATAATTTTATAATATAATTATATCACAAAATTATATAAATGTAAATACATTTCTTTTATTTGTAATAACAATGTAATATTATTTAAGTTCTTTTATAATATCATATAACCATTTTTTTAATTCTTTTGAAATATCTATAGAATCATTTTCATTAGCTTTATTATACATAAAAGTATAAGGTATTTGTAATCTTTCTAACATATTTTGCATTTTAAAACCATTATTTTTAGCTTCTATTTCAGATTCTAATCTACCATCTTCTTGATATTTAAAAGAACCATCTGAAACTATAAATAGATTTCTATTATCAAATTCATTATATGCTTTATATTCTGCATCAAATACTGTTTTATCATCTTGTGCATGAAACATATTAGTAAGAGTAGATCCATCTGTAATAATAACATCTACATTATATTTTGGTAGTCTTGTAAATTTTCTATTTTGTGTAGCACCAATATATAATTGATCTTTATCTTCTATTACTTGTTTTAAAGTACCATCATAATATAATTCTTTTGCAAATTCTTGAACATATTCTGCATTTATGTTTTGCATTTTAAGAAAAGCAAAAATTCTTGCAGCTAAAGTTGATTTACCTTGACCAGGACCACCTAATATATTTATAATAATTGTTTTGTTTTTATTCTTATTAATTTCAAATTTTTCTAATGCTTTATATGCTCCAGTTTTATACATTGCTTCTCTTATCATTTCACTTTGTTGATAAGCAAACTTCATTTTTAAAGCATCAGCTAAAGAAATTAATCTTACATTTTTTAAATCACTTTCAGATTTTAATTGCTTACTTAATTCATTAACATTACATTTAATATATGCACCAAATACTTGTGAAGAACCACCTTGATTACCAGCTAAACTTTCATCATAAGAACCAAATACGTTTATAAAATAAAGTTTTAATAATCCTTTTATATTATGTTTATCTAAAGTAAATAAAGCAGGTTCACTCATAAGATTTACAGTTTTTAATGCTAAACCAGTTTCTTCTTCAAATTCTTTAATAACAGTACCAACAGCTGTATCAAATTTTTCTATACCACCACCGGGAATAGCAATACAGCCTGGAAAATTTTCTTTATCTTCTGCTCTATTACCAGCAATAATAAAAGGTTCTCCAGTAATTTCATCTTCAACAAATAATATACAATCAACACATTGTCTTCCAGGAACAAATCCCATTTCTATATCACTAGTATATAACTGTAATATATTATCCATCATTCCTGTTTCTGCAATAGAATTAACTACTGTAGGATGCACCATATCCAATGCTTCAAATATTTTATTTTCTTTAATCAATTCTCTAATTCTTGAAGCATGAATATCTGTACTTGATCTTGTTTCAGGATTTATTAATTCCATACCTAAATCAAGTCCAAGTTTTTGTGTAGGTTCCAAAATATCTTCTTTATTACCAGTTACAAAATGAGTAACATTATATTTATCTCTAATTTGGATTATATCTTTAATCCAACTATCAAAATCATTATAATCTTGTATGTTTACAAAAATAACTTTAGATAAATCTGCACCTTCAAAATGTAAAGCTTTTCTTAACATTTTTTCTCTATCTAATGCTAATATTGGATTTCTTTCAGTATTAAATTCAAAACAAGAACCTATACCTATTACAACATAACTAAATTCATAAGTTAAACTAACTAAATATTGAATATGACCTTTATGAGCTAATTGATATCTTCCAGTTGTTAATGCTACTCTCATTATTTAATCTCCCTGATAATATAATTTTGTGGTACATTATTAGTAAGCCAAACATTATTTTCAGATATATAAAATTTATATCCATCTTCAAACATTTTAGTGCTATCTATTTCTAAAATAATTGGTATTCCATGTCTACTACCAACAGTTATTGCAGTTTGTTTATTATCTGACAAATGAACATATAATCTATTCATTGCTTTTAATCCATTAGCTCTTATAGAATTTATATATTTTTCAGCAGTTCCATGATATAATATTTTTGGAGGAGTAACCTCTTTTAAATCAACATTTACTTTTATACTGTGTCCTTGATTAGCTCTAATAAAAGTTTTATCATTATTAAAACTATATCTATTTTTATTATCTGAATTAACAATATCTTCAAGAATAGCTAATGTAACACAATTAACCTTTTTATTAGTAGATTTGTTAATCCCATTTATTAAATCATCAACATTTGCCCAACCATTATCATTAAGAGTAATACCAATTGTTTCAGGTTTATGTCTTAATATTAAACTTATAAATTTACTCAAATCATTATTATTCATATTATTAATTATCCTTATTTTCTAAACTTAATAAATATATAAATGTATCTTTATCAATAACATACCAATCTTTTCCAGTTGGTTCAAATCTAAAAGCTAATGCAGCATATTCTTTTTTTTGTTCAAACATTTGTTCTTTCATTTTATTAAGAACATCTGTTTTTATACTATAACTTTTTTTCTTTTCAAGTACTGTCTTTGCTTCAATAAACCAATTATCTGTATGTACATCTCCGCCGCCGTGAGATGTTCCACCAGAGCCAGCTTGTATTTGTCCACCAAGAGCGCTAGCTATTTCTTTTTCTTGTAATAAACTAGCGCTCTTTTTAGTATGTTGCATTAAATCACCATCTTATATTCTGTTCTTTGTAATTCATAAACATTTCCATTATCTTTAACTGTACAAGTTTGACGATATTTTTCTTTAGATCTTGGAACTAGTTCCAAATCTGACCAATCAAAATTTCCACGATATTTAGTTTGTTCGATTGCCCAAGTAACACAACGATTAATAAATCTTATAGCTTTAAGTTCTTTATTAATAACTTTCTTTATTTGAGTTGAAAGAACTAAATTTGGTTGAGCTTGATTTATTCTTGCAATATCAACAGCTTTATCATCTTTAATAGAATACTGAACACATTCAATCGTTAATCCTGAACTTACTTTTTCTTCTCCACTATATCCTTCATCAAAATAAATCGAATCTTCATCACTATTCAAAATTTCACCATCAGCCTTTTGCTGTTTAATAATTTTATTTAATTCTGTTAGTGTATTTGCTAATGTATTTTCCAATATCAAATTTTCATAAAGACCAATCTGCATTGGTTGAGCCCAATTAATTGAAATAACTGGAATAGTATTCAACATTATTTTATAAAGAAAACCATCTACGTAACTATGATTATCTCCAACTTTAACTCCATTATAATATAGAATACCAGCTGAACGTAAATCATTAAATGTCTCATAAGATAATTTTGCTACAATATAGTTAAATACTAATTTACCATCACGAATAATTGTATATGTTCTAAATACTTTTTTTGGTTTAAGTGTTACAGTTCCATCAGCAGCTTCATATTCAACATGAACATCAACTTCACCAGTTAATGAAAAATTAAATCGTTCTTGATTTGATTGAACACCAGTTATTACTATTGATTTACCAGCTTCAACAGGATTAAAATGAATACGTGAATTTGTTACTACTTTTCTTTCAGCAGCATAATCTTGTGGAATATAACAAATGCAATCTATATCTTCCACCAATGTTCTCAACACATTAAGAACATTTAAATTTGGTCCAGAATCTTTAAGACCTTCTCCAATATACTTTTTAATACTCATAATTTTAATCTCCTTTATATCCTTTATATTTTAATTATATCATAGTTTCTTTCATTTGTAAATAGTTTTCTTTTAAATGTAATAAAATTGTAATAATATAAAAGTTTCTTTAAATAAATAAAATGTAGACTCCTATAATTATAATAATCAATAGAGTCTACATTTATTATCTAAATCTTTACAATTTTATTTAATTAGCTTCTAAAGAATCTTCAATATCTTTTAAAACATCAAAATTCTTATCAGCTTTCTGGTTCCATCGAATCACTTCATCTGCTAAATAATCTGCTACAGCTGTGAAGGATTTAGATATATCATTGTAAAATTTAGCACGAGCACGGCGACTTGCTAATCTTTTGCCAATAAGATCATTAAACTCATCATCAGGAGCACATTTAGCTTTTCCAATATATTCTATTACATCAGAAAAACAAGTACATCCATTATCAACTAAAAGCTTACAAACCACTACTCGTTTTATAGGATTAACAAAATATTCTTCTGTAAATTTAATCCTATCAGGTACGTTTACTTGAACATAAGGGTATGACATTTTTTATTCTCCTTTACTTTATTTTAATTTCTTTTCTATTATAATATAATCTTTTCATTTATGATTAGTTATCATACTTTAATAAAAAATCTGGATTTATAACTTTAAAAGATATATCATGTTCATTAGATCTGATTACACAACCTTCTCTTTTAATAGGAAGTAATGTAGAATTTCCTTTTGAATATTCAACCATTTCATCAACAGTATTTAATAGTTTAAAATTATCATCAATTAATGGAACTAGTTCTAATCCTTCATCATGAATAATATTCAACATCTCATCACGCATAAACTTCTTACCATCTACAATAAGATTAAAAACTCTTAACTCATAACCATCTATCTTATATTTATTACCTTGAATACCATTTCCAATAATTTCTCCTTGAATAACTACACGATTAGCATTAAGCTTATTTTTAATATTTGTTAATCTTGTTATATAATCAATTTGATTTGCAATAGTCCACCAAGAAGAATTATTTGATTTTGGAAGTAACTGATTTCGTGAACATACTCCAAAAAGTTTATCTTTAATAAATAATGTACAAGATTGTCCATCAAGTTTTTCAGTTACTGTAAAAGTATCATCTGCATAATTTATTAATACTTTTGGTATATTCTGAATACGTTCTTCATCTGTTTTCACAATCCATGATGGAAAACCTTTAGCTTCAGGTTTATTTAACTTTTTCCAAAGTATTCTAAACCAAGCATATCTCATCATATATTTATAAAATTTATTTTTTGGAGACTTATAAATTACTTTATCTTCTTCTTCACTCTTAGATAAAATCTTTGTAATACCAAGAACTTCAGTAACATCAGTACTAACAGCATATCTAAAATTTTTAGTTCTACTTCCAAAAATAGACATAGGTACTACTAATCCTTGAGAAATTTGTCCCCTTAATTTAATAGTTTTTACTTTAAAATTTCTATCCCTAAGAAACTCAAATTCTGGTCTATCAGGAACTCTTGAATCAATTTCGACATATACAACCTTATCACCAATTTTAAAATTATCTTTTTTGGCTACAACGCAATGCCAACCTAATACTGTTACTACTTCAATAGCATCTGCATTTTCTATCGGCTGAATATCAACAATTTCTTCAATATGCGCTAACATTCTCTCAGCCATATTTTCATCTCCTTATTTAATATGTAAACCATAATGTTTGTAACGCTACTTTTACTCGTGCACGAACTTTTGTACTAATATTATCTGTTGCTCTTAATCCTAAAACTTTATAAGCAGCATTATTAGTAAACTTATCTTTATCCATATTATCTAATAAAGCCTGACGTTCTGTAGGAAGAGCTGCATAAAATGATTGATAATAATTAATAATTTTTGCAGAACGTCCATCATATTGTTTTATGTAAGAAATTAAAATCCAATCTCTTGCATGATTACTCACAATATCTTCTTCTTCCATATTATACATAGCATCAATAATATTTTCTAAAGATATTACTAAATCTATTTGGTCACTTTCCCAAGTAGTCTGACAAGCTACATCATATTCAATTTCTTGTTTTGCAGTAGCATATGTACCAGTCCCAGCTGCTTCACTTGGTGTTTGATTAAAAAGTTTTGATAACGTTGCATCTACATTATCAAAATATTTACTATTACTCATACATCTTGCTAAAAGCTCATTAGATACTGCTTTAGTTAAATAACTTAAATTAATTTCTACATTTCTTTTCTTGTAGTCATCAATAACTTTAAAAACTTTAACCCAACCCCATTGTTCCAAATCTTCAATATCTACTGTTTGATTAGTTCGCCATTTAGCTTTCGCTATATTATGTATTCTTTCAGACATTTCAGTATGTGCAATCATGTTATATTCTCCATTAAATGGAGCTAAAATCATATTGTTATACTGTTCAATGGTAAATGGCTTTTCTCTTTTCTTTTTAGTGTTTACGTTGGTTGGTGTAACACTCATGGCTTAAAAATCTCCTTTATTAAATTATAGTTTTTATAATTATATCACAATCTCCTTCAAATGTAAATAGAAAAATTGTTAAAATTTGTTAAAAACAATATTCCATTCCATTTTATCTATTTAAGAAGAATTTGTAAATAGTTTTTTCCAAATTTCCTTAAACATTTTTCTATCCTTTCTAAATATTAATAAATTCATCAAATAAAAATGTTAACTTATCAATAGTTTTATTACAATGCCAATGTCCACAAATCCATTTTTCATATTGAATATTATCTTCACAATCATCTAAAAAATTTTCCATTGAATTATCTATAGTAGATTGGTCAAGTCCTTTTAAAAACATTTCTCGTGGAATATATTTATAAGGACATGTATGACTTAATATTACATCAATTGATTTTCCATAATAATTATTACGAATATATTCTTTTATATGTTCTGGCATTTGTTCTGAATTAAACCACTGCCATCTATTTTCTAATCTATAATATTTATCAACGCTATATGCTCCACCCATACATAAAAATGATTTTTCTAATATATTATATATGTTACCATCAATCATAAATAAAATATTAGGATATTCTTCTTCTAAATAAAAAGTTCCATATTTATTTATAATTTGTCTATATGTATTAATATATTCAGGTCTTTCTTCATGATTACCATGTACACACATAAATATTGGTTTTTGTTTACTAAGAAGTTCCTTAGCTTTTTTATCTTTTGAATTAAGAAAATAATTTAAACCAACATCTCCAACAATAATTACTATATCTTCTTCAGTTAATTCAAATCTATTACAAAATTTTATTACATGTTCAAACTGTCCATGAGTATCTCCTGTTATGTATATCAATTCTTTCACCTACCATCAAATTCATTATGTTATAATTATATCACAAGTTCTTATAAATGTAAATAGTTTTCTTTCATTTGTAATAAAATTGTAAAAATTAAAGGATATGACCTAAACCTCGCACCATTTAGTTCATATCCTTTTTATATAGTAATTAATATCTACTATTAATCATATATTAGATTAAACAAAGTAATTAATAGTGCGAGTACTAACCACCATATAAAGTAATAATCACTAAACTTTTAAAATATTATTTTATATTTGAGGTTTTTAATAGAGATTTTCTTTCATTATCAAATTTATACCATAAGTCCAAATCATCATTAATCATTGGAGTTTTATACCATTGACTATTATAATAAAAATGAAAATATGCTCGATTGTTTTTCATATTGAAACTAAATTTTACTTCAATCTCATCTATAGTTACTATGAACGAATCCCAATATGATTTTCCATACTTAGGCTGTTTTGATTTAAAGCAATGTATCTTTTCATTCTTTTCTGTATATAAAATCATTTTCTTATCTCCTTTATAAATATATTTACCAACTTCTATAAGTTCTTGTAATAGACTTTTGACTTTTCCAAGTAAAACTAAAATTCAAATTAATTGGATTTACATTCTGTCCAAAAATCCATTTAATTAAACTCCATACAAAATTAAACAAATGAGTTACTAACAAAACACAAAAGCCAATAGGTAAATATAATAAACCAACAATACTCCAAAAGATAAACTGAAACAATTTTACTACATTGAAATGCTCCACAACAATTTGAGTTTCTTTTCTTTCATACATAATATAATCTCCTTTAAATGTTTGATTTTTGATTATGTTATGATTATAACTTATAATCTTATAAATGTAAATAGTTTTTCTTCATTTGTAATATAATTGTAATAATAAAAGTTCCTTCCATTATATAAATAGAAGGAACTTAAATATAAGTGTTATAAAATTATCCTAACATAACTTGCATTAATACTTTATTACAATCAAATTTTTTATAATATTTTGGAACAGATAATGCTTTACCAATTATAGTTCCAATATTTGGATATATAGCTCTCATTGCTGTATTTCCTTTACTTGTTAAAATATCTCCAGGTTCAATTGTATCATCATCAACATTAATCCAAACCTTACCACTAATAGCAACTGTAAAAAATTCATTTTCATTATCTAATATATCTTGTGTATTATTAATTCTATTTCCACCTAAAAGATAACCATACGTATTAGATTGAACACCAACTACAAATTTACTACTTTCATTTTTACATACTCTATATTTTCCTGTTTCTGGATTTAATTCAATAATATCTCCAGGATGAGCATATTCATTCATATCATCTTTTTCATAAGTTTCTGCCAAATCATTATATACAGAATTATATACTCGGCCATTAACTATTGTTACACCTAAATGATTATTTGTATTGAGAGTATCTCCAGGAACTGATGGATTATTAATGTCACCCGATATATTTAATCCGGCATTTTCTAACAATAAGAAGTCTCTAATTTTACAAGTTGGATTATAATGAGTAACTCCATTATGATCAATATATTCTTCAAATTCTCCTTTTGTAGTAACATTAGTATACTTTGTTGGCGTTCCTTGAGTTTCATTAGTATTATCATGAATATATGATAAAACAACTGGAGGTGTATTATTTAAACTTGTTTCATTTTGTGCTCCAAGTGAACCTTTATATCTCCAAATAATCTGATTAGCTCTTCTATTTGCTACTTGAGTATTAAATTCTAAATTATAAGTATCTCCCCAAATTCTTCCTTTACCAGATTGATGTGTTCCAGTATAAGTTCCACCATTAACTTGATCTTTGTCATTATCGTATCTAAATCTAGTCATTCTCATCCATTCAGCCGTATCTAAATAAGGATTATTTTTATCAGTAGTATTTTCTGCTGTAAGATCTGCATTTCTTGCAGTATTTAATATTGCTGTAGATACTCCGATATTACCTGCTGAATACATACCAGCTATTTCATCATATTCAATAGTAGCACCAGTAATTGCTTGTATATTTGAATTTGACTTAGGAGGTCTTATTTTTGTAAATACTTTTGATTGACCAGAAGTAGTTCCATCAGCATGTTTATAATCTTGTTCTATATATGTGAATGCTGTATTTCCTGTATTATCTCCAGCATTTACTCCAACACGTTTCATTACAATTCTATTTAAAGTATTCTTTTGTGCATCGTTACCAAAATAATTATCATATTTAGCAGTACCAACTTGAATTAATTGTTCAGCTAAATATTGTTCAGAATATACTCTTGGTTTAATTCTAATATATGGTAATTGACAATTATTATTATTTAATACTTCAATAGTGTTTTGTTTTACTGTTGCTCCAGTAACTGTATTTGATCTAATTCTTATATTATCTAAAGCCATATACATATCTCTATTATATGGACCTGTTCCAGGAATTTTATCATTAGCAGAAATATTATATTTTTGAATTTCATTATATGTTGTAGAAACAGAATCATAACTAATACCAGTATCATATGAAATTCCTAAACCTAATTCAAAATGTAAATTATCAGTTGTAGCTCCACTATGATTAGTACCACGACTTGCTAACCTATGATTTAAATAAGCATGTTCTGCAATAGATATTTTATATTCGTCTAATCTAAAATCAATATTTGAAATTGCAGTAGTTCCAGGACCACCAGTATATAATTGAATACCAGATCCTCTATAATTTCCATTAAATTGAGTTCCTGTTAATATACCTTTAATTGTTTCAGAATAATTTGTAGACTTAGGTTGAACAAATGAATCTATGAATATCTCACCATTTTTAACATTTACTGAAGCTATTCTACCCTCTAAATCAATATTTTCTAATATAAATTTAGAACTATTTTCACTATGATTTTGAACATTATCTTTAAAATAATGTTGTCCATCATCGTTCATATTATAATGAACTAAACGTGTAGTTCCATATCTATTTGAATTATTACCATCATGAGAATGTATTCTTAATCCAGATTCTCCAAATTTCTGAGCAAGTAAACCTGAACTTATTCCTATATAACCATTATTATCATCTGTAGTTCCAGGATATGTTCCAGGTACAATAGATAATACAGTACCACCTACATTATAATCATAACCTTTATTTGTTGGTTGTAATGGATCATTATTACCTTCAACGCTATCAGATACTAATCTTACTAAATCACCATAAGTTCTTGGAGAAATTAATACACTATCTGCATAAGTATTATCAATATCATCTTTAATGATTGACAAACCTAAAAATTCTCGTTTTGCATCAATAGATAAATTATTAAATCTCAATGCACCAGACATATAATCTCCATATTTTGAAGTATACCAATCTGGGATATGATTAACATAATCTTGAAGATCTGTTAACATAGTAGGTGGTTTAGTTCTTAACATTCTATCTAATTCTATAGGAAAATGTTGAGAATCATAAGTATATGTTGCTGTATGAATTTGCGTTAAATTATCTCTTAAAGTATCATATATTGTAGTCTTATGACCATGTATTTGTAATTCCATAAGATTAGCTTCATATCTATGATCTTTAAAAGGATCTGGTTCAAATCCATGATATATTTCCCTACCATCAATAATTGTTCCATCTGGAACTATAATTCCATCTTTAGCCCATGCTCTACCAAGTACTAAAATATTATCATACCAGCATTCTAATTGGCATGCATCAAACCATTTAATATATACACCTGATAATATTTCAGATTCTCCAACTGGTAAATCTCGATTTAAAACATCACCTGTTACTTGGTTTGCTGCATCATAACTTAATGAAATACCAAGAGTCCATTGTTGATAATTATTTGTAACAGGAAGTGGAACTTCAATAGTATTTTTTGCATAAAAATGATAACCCTGAACAATACCTTCCCCAGGATTAACTATAACTGCAGTTCTACCAGGATTAACAGTTAATTTAAAATAATTATATCTTAAAGCAAAATTCTTTGTTGATAAATCACGATAGATATTTCTAACATTACTTTCTGCATGTAATTTACCAGAATCAACAGCATTTGCAGAAGGATATATCCAAGCATCTTTAGAAAACCAATAACGAGAATCTGTTCTTAATTCCCATTTGCCATATTCCATGTATATTTCACCTACTTTATAGATAAATTCCTATATTTTTATTTTAATTATAAATAAAATTAAAGGATAGTTCTTTTATAAACTATCCCCCAATATTACATTAAGTGTTATATTAGTTGCCAATAGGTTCAACTTTATCAGGATTATCATTTAGATCTGTGTCAATTATTGGACCAGATTCTCCATCACCTTTATCAAAAGGAGACCAACTAAAGTATGCTAAATACGTACTATATTCATCATCAGCTACTAAACAAACAATAGATTCTTTATCTTTTAAACCAATTGTATTAGTAACATCAGCTTCATCTAATTCATAAATGATATAATATGTTTTACCATTATATTCACAAGGTCTTGCAAATTTATCGTCCATCCAATCATCAGGATTTTCTTTTGTAAAATCTACATATGATTGAATATCTTCACTTGAAAAATTATATCCACCAACATCTACATCTTCTGTCATACGAACTATAGATTCTGTTTCACCTTCAGTACTTGCAGTAGTTTTTACTTTCTTTTGGATTTTCTTTTCTAATTCATCTTTATCTGTTTTGTTTAAACCTTTATTATCTCGTATCTTATGAAGTAAATTTACTAAATCAACTTTTGACTTCATTCCATCAATTTGACTTATATATTTTTCTTTACTTTCATTAGATCCTTCAAAGATAACTTCAGTTCTTGTTTTTGCAGGAACTAAATTCATAGCTGTCATTCCTCTGATTAAATCATCTTCACCATAAGCTATACCAACAACATCACCAGAATCTATTTCTACTATATCAAATACTTCACCATTATCATAAGCTAATTGAGCAGCTGATAATTCTTCTTCAGAACCACCATATTCAGGTTTATAACCTTCATCATAATCTTCAGGTTTCATTGGAAATTGATCTATAATAACTTTAAATTTTCCACCTTTATCATTTTTGAAATATAAAGGTTCTAAATTATATAGTGTAGAAAAATCAATATCAATATTTTCTTTTAATTTTTCAATACCTTCAGCATAAGCTAATTCTTTTGATCCATAACGTTGTCTTAAACTCATTAAAGCAGAATTATAATCATCTTCAGTATCTAATTCATTTTCAACACTATATCTATAAATATCATCATCTATATCATTTTCTTCAGGCCAAGTTTCATTTTTAGGTTTTATGTCTTCTTGTTTTCTTTTCTTTTGCTCAATTGGAATAATATCAATTGCTGATGTTTTATAATTCCCAGCACTACCAATTCCCGATGTAGCTTCACAATTAGTACAATACTTTGATAACTCATCATCAAGTTTATAAATAAAATCATCACTATAAGAAATATTTTTCTTATCTAAAAAGCTCTGAATTAATGGCCATGAGTTATCTATTACTTCTTGATTAAACATTGGTACTTCAGTATTTGGATCTTCCGATTGTGGATGGAAAATAGTACTCATTTTAATTTTAGTTATCTTTTCAAAATTATCAGCAACATATTTTACAATCTCTTCTTCAGACCAATCCTTCATACCTTCAATTAATTCTATGGATTCATCTAAATCCTCTTCATCTTCGTCATAATCAAATAATTCATCATAAATTTCATTTAACTCACTAATACTAAAAATATTAAATAAATCTTCTAATGAAACTGAAGTACAATTTTCTTTTTCAAAAGCAATCCACAAATCACTTTTCATATTATATCTTTCTGTTTTAGGAGTGACTACTTCAATTGCTACTTCTGTAGATTCTTCTACATTATTCAAACATTCATTTACATATTTCTTAAATGCGCTATTAATCATTGATTCTAATGCTAATTTAGTAAATTCTCCATCTATAACACCAGTACCTACATCATCAAAACATGATTTCAATTCACCATCATTTATCCAATCAGCATCAACAATCTCTTCAATCTGATACATAAATTGTTCATCACTACCATCTGCATATCTTGGATCTTGATTATCAAACTCACTCACTTCAACATAACCATCACCATCTCCATTAGGATTAAATACATAATATTTATATACAGCACAAGCATCATTCATTTCTTGTGAATAATTTGAATCTTGTTCTATTTTAAAATACTGTTCTCCTGAAGATGTATTTAAATGATCTTCTGTTTTTATATTATCTTTAGCTTTTTCTATCCAATAAATCATATCTTCTTGTGATAAAGAATCAAATTCATTTTCTTTATAACCACTTATTTGTTGACCTGCTTTTATTTCTTCTTGAGTATAATCATTTAAACCTTCTAACTGTATATTTTTATTATGTTTTGATTTATTAAAATTTTCTTTATCTTCATTTATATTTTGTAAATTTTCAAATAAATTCATTATTTAATTCACTCCTCTACTTTATAATTTGTACTAAAACACGAAGATCTTTTCCAAACAATTCCACCATCTTGATAACGAACTGCCCACCAACCAATTTTAGTATGAAGTGTATTTAAATTTAATTGTGCTTCACTTCCTACTAAAGTTTGCAATTCTTTAATTGATTGAGCAGTTCCATCAAAATAAGCAGCTTTAGCTTGCATGTCATATTTAATATCTTTACAGTTTTTAATAGCCATAATAATTATCTCCTATACTCTGTTTTAACATATTCAGGTCTTACAAAGAATGTATTTGTATCAAAGGTAATATAATTAGCATATGTTAATTTATTTACTCTATACATGATTTTAAGTGGAGCTTTAGGAATCTCATTAAGTTTAAATTTAACCCAACCTGTTGAATAATCAATATTACCAAAACCATTTAATACTCCTGGAGTTCCTTGGATTCTACCAGATCCTGTATCTGATAATATTTCTTCATCGCCATTAATATAAATATAAACTGAATAAGGTTTTATTGGATAAGCTTCTATTACAGCTCCTTTTGAATCATTTAATGGAAGTTTATTAATATCTTGTCCTAAGAAAAATTCAAATTCTATTAATTCTTTTTTAGTAACTGGATCTATTATATCATAAGTTTGAATATATTCTCCAGTAACATCTTCCAAACAAGCAGGATCTCTTTGAATACTCATACCTTCAGCATATTCAATATCTCCAAAATTATCTAAAATATCCCCAGTAGTTGGATCATACATTCTATTACAAGGATACCAACTATCTCCTCTTTTAAAGAACATTAAACCTGTTAATTTATCTATAAGTTGATCTGTCCAAGTTTCATAAACTCTTTCATATATATACCAAACTTCACGTGGAACTGCATTAACAATATTTGTTACAGCTACATCACATGTACAAGTTCCATCACAAGTACATATACAAGGAGAAATATAATTATCTAATAATTGAGGTATAATTATATCTGTTACTCCAGGAATTATAATTGGCTTACCTTCTGAATCTAATACACAAGGAATACTATCTTTTAAATATCTATTACTATCAGATCCATCAGGTAAGTACATTCTCGAATCAAATTCCAAAGTATATTCTGTATCTTCTAAAGTAATTGTTCCAGCATTATCTACTTCTTTTTGAATCTTATATGGTTGTACTGAAGTATTGATTACATATCCTGTATCATGAGGAACTACACCTGTCCAATCCCAAATTCGTTTATTATAAATTTCATATTCATAAGGATTATGAGGATCTCCTAAATTTAAACCAATAACTATTCCACTACCATCTTCTCTAACAATTTTATTTCCCATATTTTTTCCAAAACCACTACCTCCAGGATTAACAGTTCCTGGCGTTAATACAGTAGTTGTTTGTAAAATATCATCAGAATCATTACCTTGTAAATATCCAGGTTCTTCAGATGTACCATTATAAATATTGTTATATTCATCTGTAAATTGATTTAAATGATTTATTTCAATATCTGTACAACCTAATGAAGTCATATAATATCCGGTGTATTCATGACTTCCATTATATATCATATACTTATTTTTTATTTTAACGCCAGTAGGCTTACCACGCTTACTTCTTCTAACCTTACTATATTCAATATTGGCTGTCTCTAAATCAACATGATAAATGTTTTTATCAGTCTTCATGACAGTTTCAATAACATCCATATAATTAATTGGTTCATTAAAATCTAATGTCTCACAATTAAATCTATTTTTTAAATTATCATTAATTCTTACCATTAAATCATAATTCTTATCAATAGAAATTGGTTTACGTAAAAAAACTTGACCTCTTATACTCCAATCAATCCAATTAATTTGATTTTCTAAATTTACTTTTAAACTATATGGCATTAATTTATAAGATGATAATTCACCAACTATGTCTTCTTTAAATAAATCATCAACAATTGGATCATTTTGCTGAGCATAAATATATGAAGATCCTAAATTATTAAAGTTAGATTTTCTAACTATCCATAAATTAATTTGATAATTAGACATTTCTTCACCATAAGGATCTGATTGAATATCTGTTGCTATTACATTAGCAATATCATCTATTCTCATAGTTGCTTTTTCAAAATCTTTTAAAGTAACTAAAGTATCAATTGTATTTATATATTTTTCAGCATCTATTCTTGCTTCAGTGCATGTCTGTGGAGCAAATCCATATGTTGATGGAGTATTATATAATGTAACTTGATTTAATGCTGTATTTATATTAACATTGTTTTCAGGACTCCATACTTTCTGAGAATTAATATTTATTAATGTATTTTCTTCTATTTCTCCATTTTGACCATCTGATAATACAAAAAAGATTTTAAATTTAGTAATTACATATTTTGTCTTCCAATAGGAAGGTAACTGAATATAACATTGTCCTTCTTCATCAACATCAAATTCAAATACTTTATCTAAGTTTTCAGTAGTATTTATATTTTTTACTTGTTTCCATTCATTTAAAGCAAATGCTTTTTCATCATTATCTATTAATGTAATACTTGACTCATCAATATTTGTATACTTTAAATATAATTTATCATTAAGAACATCTGAAGCCATAACATTATAATCATAACTTTCATGCCATTCAGCATTATAATCTTCTGGTTTAATACTACCTCTTAATCCAGGTGTTACTGGAATTCCTTGTATTAATTCATATTTATTTATTGCTGAGCTACTTCCACTAGATTCCATAGAATTAGAAACAATATTACATGGATTAATATTTGTATATGTAATTCCATTTTTCGTTCCCCAAGTATTATATCTATCAATAACAAACCCAAAAGGATTGCTATTTATTACTTTAACTTCAGTTTGAGCGCTTCTCCACCAATGCATTTTATAAGCTAATAATCTATATATTTGTTGAGCATTAGCTCTTTGTAATACAGTTCTAGGAAAAGCTTCAAGAGCAGCTTTATCTAAATTATAACTTAAATTATCTCCAAGCATACTTAACATTTTTAATAGAACTACGCCAGGATCATTTTCATCCTTAGGTTCCCATTCATTTGTTAAATAAGGAATTGAATTTATTAACTCGTCAAAAATACTTGAAAAGTCTCTTGAAGTATATGATAAATTTGGAGCGGTTAACATCTCATTATTTTGATAGTTCACTTAATAAATCCACTCCTTTCTCCTACTTATTCTTATATTTTTATTTTAATTATATATTGTTTTTCTTTAAATTTTTTTAAAAAGAACTAATTCAAAAGTTTCTATAGTTTCATATTTTTGTATAATATATTGTATTGTAATTTTATAAGAACCATCATTTGGATTATTATAAATTTTTATAGTAGTATCACTAACTTGAATAATAGGCAAATAAGTAAATATTGCATCACAAATACATTTTTTTACTAAATATATATTAACATTTGATTTTACATCAAATAACATCTCATGAAGTCTACATCCATATTGAGGATCTCCTAATAATTCTCCAGGTCTTGTTAGTAATAAAGATTTTAAAGATTCATTAATAGATCTAATACTATTACTTGTTTTTACGCCAATATTAAATGTGTTTATATTAAACATTTTTGGAAATGATATAGTATTCATTTTATTCACCTATTCCTTTACCAAGACCATTACCATTATTATTCTGTTTATCTTGACTAGGTCTTGCTACATATTTAAATGGATTTGTATGCGTACCATTTAATCTTACTTCAAAATGCAAATGTGGTCCTGTACTATGACCAGTATTTCCAGACAATCCTATTTGTTGTCCTTTAACAACATTTCCACTAATATTAGATTTTTCTTTAAAATGCATATATAAAGAAGATAAACCATTTCCATGATTTATACTAACATAATATCCAGCGCCATTAGCTTGATATGATGAAGTTGCAATACCATCAGCCATTGCTAAAATTGGAGTTCCAGTTCCAACACCAATATCTATACCTTTATGTTCTCCGCCTGAAGGATAATATAAATATCCAGCTGTAAGATGATTCCAATTTACTTTTCCTACTTCTACTGGCCAAGCATATCCTTTAGAACTAATTGATAATTTACCAGAAATATTAGATGTATTTACTTCACCTACAATAACTTTTACTAATTTATAATCTCCAGGATTAAAATCAACTTTAGATCCACAAAATTCTATAATAGATGAATCTGCATGTTTTGGCATATATGCCGAATCTCCTTTAATTTTACCTTGAGCATTAGCTGAATTTGGATAAGCAATTCCTGTTTGAATTAATCCACTACTTATGTTATATTTTACTATACTCCCATCTTCTGGATATCTATTATATGTATGAGCTTTTAAATCTTTTGCAACACAAATAATTATTTTTTCAGAATCATCTTTTTTATTTTTTAAAATACATTTTATTTTAAGAGACATATCTACTTCAGAAGCCCAAATTTTTCCACTATCTGGATAATTTGGATCTAATATTCTTGGTCCAACAGCTACGTTATAACTACCATCAGAATTTTTCATAGGATATTTTGTTAAACCTTCCCAAGTATACCATTTAGTTTGTGGATATAATGTATTTGGAGAACTTCCAGAACTAGTAATAGTTTCTGGTATATTAAATTCATGACCATTAATAGAAACATTAGAAAAATTTGAATCTCCTACAGAATCAACATACCCGCCTTCACTAATTACTCCAAAAAATCCAATAACTACTGGATAGCGTTGATCTCCACCTTCAAATACAACCCAACAAGACATATCATTATAATATAAAACTTCTGATAATATAGAAAATCTAGCTACAGGTAACGTTTTTAAATTATTCTTATAAGTATCTGGTGTAAGACTATTATTTAATGAAGGAACATATACTCTCCATGTATTTAATTCAGTATCTTGTAATAATTTAGCTCTAAATATTCCAGCTGATGCTAAATCATTATTATATAAAGCCATATTATTACCTCACTTTCCTACTTCCCAAGTTTGTCCATATTTAGAATTAAAGAATGATCTAACTTGATTATTTCTAAGAGGACTCCAGGAACTTGGACTTAAACCAATATGTAAATGAGGAGAACTATTTGCTGTACCACTCCAACCAATTAATTCTCCTTGTTTTACTGTTCTTCCACCAGAGCCATCAGGAACATTATATTTTAGTTTTGATAAATGTGTTAAAAATATATAACTAATATTTTTTCCAGCATAATTAACAGATGTACTCATATTAATACCTATAGAATAAGGAGTATCTTTTCTATCTGCTCCAAATTTTGAAATACCCCACGGAGTATGACCATATTCACTATATCTTATAATACCATTACATGGAGAATAAATTTCTGTTCCAATTGGTGCTGCAATATCTAAACCTTCATCAGCTTCATAACCAGCATCTTTACCATTCATACATCTAATAAGTCCATTATATAATATAAATCCACCAGAATTAGAAATAATTGTTGGTTCTCCGCCTTCAACATTTAAAGGACCAATAGTATTTGAAGAATCACCATCTGATGAATTAGCTGTACTTATTCCATATAAACCAATAACTACAGGATATCTATGATCTCCGCCTTCAAATAAACACCAAACAAATTGACCTTCATGTAGCATTACATTAGCATTTGGATTACTTATACATATACTTGCTAAAGGTAAAGATTTTCTATTTTCTATTTTCATATAAGTTTCTTTTGTTAAAGAATTATTAATAGATGGTATATACACTCTTACTTTAGTATTTACTATTTCTACAATTATAGCTCTTACAATTCCTGGATTTCCTAAATCGTTATTATATAAACTCATAATATCACCTCGGTGTTGGAGATGGAGTTGGACTAGGTGCGGGTCCAGGTTGAGGTGTTGGATTTGATTGTTGAGGATTTACTACTGTTTTTGGTGGTACATTACCTGGATCTATTCCTGAATTAAATAATAAATCAAATCTTTCTTGAGATTGTAAATCATAAACATAATCTCGTTCTTCAACTGATAAATAATTATACCATGTATTTTTTTGTAAACTAGTTAAAATAGTTAATTTATTTTTAATAGATTCAGATGTAATAACTGGAGATGAATCTTGAATACCACTTATTACTTGTCTAGAACGTTCATATTCTTCAGCTTCAGCAGTATTAGCAGCCATAGTATTATCATACTCTTCCATAGAATTATATTCATTACCTGCTTTATCTCTAATGATTTCTTTACCAGCGCATTTAACACATTTAAATAATTCTAATGTTGTAAAATATCCTGAATTAGAAATATTGTCTTTCTTTTTCAAAATCATATATACTCCAGCAGAATGATGTGGTTCTGTATATATTGTTGGTTTAATTTTAATTCTACCAGTAATTGGAACTTCACAAGGACATCCAATTAAAGTCATAGTTGCTTTATATGGATATTGAGTTGCAAATGCCCAATATTTAAACTCTTGAATACTTGCAGTAACACCTGCATTTGGTTGAGCAGGATTATCTTTACCACCAATTCTTTGAGAACCTAAACTATCTATTTCTTTTACAGTTCCATCATCGTCTATAATCGAATATGATAATATAGGACCTTCTTTAGGAGGTTTCTGTAATTTTGATGCTAAAGCCATTAATATAGTACCATCAAATTCTGGAACCCAATCTTTTACTAAAAAATTATATTTACCTACACCAGGGCCAAACCAACTAAAATCTAAATTTAAATGTGACTTTGTTTCATAATCAGTTGTAGTTGGATCTGACATATATATATTAATAGAATTAGTCGTATCATCAACAGCATAACCAAATGTTGCTAATTGTGTTGGTAATTTTAAAGTATATGTATTTCCATTTTCATCAATACTACTACCTATATTAGCACCAAAAGCTGCTAAATCCTCTGTAGTACATGTAAGCTTTAATGTATCTGTTATAAATTGAAATATATTTTTATCATTACATATAGGTAATTCAGTATTTTCTATAGTACCTAATTTATCTATATCTGATGCTGAAAGTAAAAATTCAACTTTATAAGTTGTTTTAGTTTCAACAATATGTTTAATAAATAGTAATGGATTTTGAAAAACTTCTCCAGTTGTTGGATTTATTAATTCTTCATCTGTTATTGATATTCTATCTTCTTTTTTCATAGCATATAATCCACTAACACCAGTTATAGTATATTTTAAATTACCATTTTCAATTTTACTTGTATATTTTGTTACTAACCCATAATAAGGTTTACTAACTAATGTAGATTTATTAACTCCTAATTCATCTCCATAACCATATTCAAATTTACAATTAAACCAATCATCAACTTCTTCTAAAGATTCTATTGATTTTAAAGTTAATAATTTAGCCTCTAATTCAGTTATCTTTACCCAATTTCTTTCATTAGGTTTAAATAATATTGTTAATGTAAATTTATTAGCTTCTCCAACACAAGTTTGATCATAACTAAAATCAACTAATACATTTTCAATCCAATTTAAAGATGTAGTATCTACTATAATATTATCATTTAAAATAAATTTTAAATACATAGTATATACTGGTCTTTTTAAATTAAATTTATTATATAACGCATTTACTGTATTTTGAAAGGGAATCATTTTTTTTTCTAATTCTGTTGAAGCAGCTAACATTAATTCTTGTTCTTTTTCTTCAGCTTCTTTATTTGGATCTATTTCTGGAGCCGGAGGTCCAATAAATAATGGACTACTTGGATTATTTTGTAACCATGGAAAAAATAATGGACTAGTTAAATTGTTTTGTATGTTCCATTGAGTTAAAGGTGTACCATCAAATGGATAATATTGAGGCATAATTAATTATCTCCTTTACTTTAAATAATAATTTTGAATACTACTTAAAGGAGGTATTCTTAATTGTCTATCTCTAACTACTTCTGTTAAACTATCAAATATATTATTAGCATGTGCTATAATCCACCAATATATTGGAGTATTATAATATAATTGACTTATTTTATCTAATCTATTTTCAGTTTCATTTGTTACTATATGAAAAGAATCATTATCTGTATATTTGATACCTCTTAATCTATTTGTTGTATGATATGATTTTCCTAATTCTTTCATAATTTTTATATTATTGTAACGACCAGATCTTTTATAAATTATTGGAGAATAAAAAGGTTCATCATTATATTCCCATCTAAAATAAGCAGGTTTTTTTTGAGAAGGATAATGATTAATTTTAAAATGTTTTGACTCTTCATAATTATATTGACGTAAAAATTCCAAGTCATATTGTCCTGGAACTAATCTTGGTTCTCTTTTATGATATCTTTCTTTTATAATCATGAAATACCTCACCACACTAATAATTTATTATATTTTTATTTTAATTATAAAACAAAAGGAAGTCTAAAAAGACTTCCTTTATAATACTTATAGTTTAAATATTTTAATATATGGCTTTATATAACAAAGCCATTGTATTTCCTTTTGAAACTTCAGCTTCAAAATCTGTCCAAGCTGATGGAGTATTTATAGTTCCATAATCACATAATGAATCTAAACAATTTCTTGCCCAATGATCAGGAGTTCTATCTTTATAAGCTTTTAATATTCCACCTTTAAAATTACAAACTAACGCTAATAATAAAGCTTTTGAAATATTAGTTTCTAATAATTCTTTTGTATTCCACTGAGTAATATCTGTAATTAAACCTTTACCACATAATGAAATTACATTTGGTTGAGCCCAATGAATATTAGGATCTGCTTCTTCAGATTTCCATGTTCCACCAGTCAACTTATCTAACAGTGCAACAACTAATGCTTTTGTTACTGGAGAATCAAAATCTGTCCAAGCTTCTGGTGTCTGTATAATTCCTTTTGTTATTAAATTGTCTAAAAACTGTTGAGCCCAATGATCAGGAACTGGTTCAGGTTTTGGTTGAACTGGATCTAATTTAATATAATCCATACTAATCCAACCTTGAACAATTCTACCCCAATTATTAGATATTTCATTTAACCAAACTTTATCATTTTTTGATAAAGTTCCTACTTTATCAAAACCTGTTCCAGCACCAGATCTAATATTTAAAGTATCAGTATCTACAATACCAGTAGCTATTATTTCCTCAGGTTTAATTGGAATAGAAGTTCCATTTAAAACTCTATTCTTAAAATCATTCCATACTGATTCATCATTAACATAAGGTTCTGGACAAATTTTTCCAGTTACATCATAATGTCTAATTACTTTATTAATTGGAATATTATATTTTTTCATTAAATATTGAACTAGTTCAATAGTATTTTGTACTGTTTCAGGTTCAAAATACCATTTTCCTGCAGATGTTTTTTTCACACACATTTCTATTCCAATAGAATTATTATTAGTACATATTTGATAAAAACTATGACCTTTAGATCCTTGAAGTCCACCACCACAATGCCAAGCTCTATTAAAATCTTCTACACTTTGCCATATGCTAATTTGATCTACAAAATAAGTAGCAGAAGCTTCTAATTTTTGACCAGCATAATATACTACATTGTTATAAGCTGTTGAAACAGCTCCTACATAATGAATAACAATAAACTCATTTTTTTTATTATTCATTGCTGTAAAATTATATGGCGTTAATTTTTTTTGAATAGGTAGCATAATAAAAATCTCCCTTTTAATTTTTATTGATATAAATCCTCTTCAGTTTTACCACGAGTACCAATAGACTTTGTTTGTACTTTAGCTTCTATTGGTTTTACAATATCAATTGGTTTTTCTTCTACAACAGAATCAATAGTTTCTGTTTCTTCTTTTATAACTTCTTGTTGATTAGATATTTTTTCATCTTCTTCTGTATTTGTTTGTTCAGTTAAAAGTTCTGTGTTTACTTTTGAATCTCCATTTGAATTAAAAAGATCCTCAGTTAAAATATCTTTTTTTCCTGCTTTAGCCATTTTTATCATTCTCCTTCTATTAATTTTTATCCCCAACTTCGTGGGTTTGAATTATTTTTAACGCTTTCATAATGTAGAATTTTTTCTGGAACAATAGTAAACGAAACATTTAAAATAGCTTCCATATATGAACCATTAATTTTAGGACCACTATATTTTACACTTACTGAATTTTGTTTTCCAACCATTAACGTATCACCAAATTTATAAGTAGTTATTGGAGCAAACAAACCATTACCAGGATTTATTAAAGGATACGCAGCAGCTTGTATTAAAGATATAATATAATCTATTTCATTAACATCTTTAAGTTCATTATTATAGGTTACAAGCTCTCTATGTAAATGTAATTGAAAAGATGTTTTTATATCATCAGTTCCAGTATAAGCTGAAATTTTACCAGGTCTTCCAATTATATTAGCATCTTCATAATTTGTTTGAAAATTAAAAGTAATATCTTCTGGATAAACTGGTAAATTATAACTGGCATATCTTTGATTTCCAAAATCTACTGCAATAAAACATTGTCCATTAGTGAAATGATTATCATATGTTAAATCATCTAAATCTATCCATTTTCCAGTAATTGCTTGTTTTTCTATATATTCAGACAATTTAATCACCTCACCTACCTTAATATCTATATTTTTATTTTATTTATAATAATCATTAAGCTTTAATAAATATAAACTGATTTTCTTCATATGAAAAATTTCAGTGCTTACTATGAAGTCCTACGCGCTCACGCGCGATAATAATTAGAATAAATAATAATTATAATTAATATATAAATTAAAAAATAAAAATAGAATAAATATAAATAATTAAATTAATAAACGCGCGCGACTAGAAATTTCAAAAGAAAAACTTACATTTATAATAACTTTCAGTCAGTTTTTAGATTATAATTTTTATAGAAGATAAATTAGGAAGGAGATTAACAATTTGCAGCTATCAATACAAGATCCTAAAAAATTATTAAATTTCTTTTTGGATATTTCTGGGAATAACTCTAAAGATATTACATATATGAAAAATCTAATAGATGCTTATCCCAATGTATTGGATTATATGATGAATAATGAAATGCCTAATTTATCTAATGTTCAATATGTAAAATATAAAAGATATACTGCTTTAAAAGAAAAAGTAGTAGAACATTATCATTTATTAGAACTTAATGAGTGGTTAAGTGATTGTTTTAATTTTACAATATTAAAAAGACTTTATGATCATTTTGCAGAACGTCAATTAAATAAAAAGGATATTAATAAACTAATTGTTAAAGCTATTAAAACACAACCATATGATACTTTATGTAAATTAACTAATATTGCTTTTATGACAGCTGATAGAATTCTTTTAAATGCTTATAACAAAAATCCAAAATTATGGGATGTTGATTTAAGTTCTTCAGTTTATAGATGTACTTCTTTCATTATTTGGTATTTACTTAATCAATTAAATGGTAGTACTTTTACTTGGACTACTTCACTTAAAAAACAGATGAGTACTAAATATGATTTGTCTGAATGCATTAATGTTTTTGAAACAGCTATTCAAGATGTTCGTATTAAACTTCTTTCAGATAATAGAATTATGTTAACATCTGTTTATATGGAAGAACAAAATATTAGTAACTTTATTAAACAAGGTTTAGATTCTTTTTATAAAGATAATTGGAATATAGATGTTAATAAATATTCTTCACTAAATGGTTTTGACTTAACAGATGATCAAATAAAGACTTTATCTTCAGTAAATAATAATCAATTAACATTATTAAATGGATATGCTGGAACAGGAAAATCATCCTCTATAAAGGCTCTAATTAATATGTTAGAAGATAATAATAAAAGTTATTATATTTTAGCTCCAACAGCAAAAGCTGCAAAAACAATTTCAAAATATACAGAACGTCAGGCTTCTACTATTCATTATGCTTTATGTAATGATTTTCCTGATTTTGATTTTCATTTGGACGAAAATGATTTTCAAAATGTATCAGAATTAGATAATTTTAAAGATGTTAAATGTGGAATTATAAATGCAGATATAGTAATTATTGATGAATCTTCTATGTTATCTGTTTCATTATTTAATTTACTTATACGATATATTGATTTTAGACATAATAAAGTTCTTATGATTGGAGATAGTTATCAATTACCATCAATACAACATGGTAATTTATATCATGACTTATTATCATTAAGTGATATTTCAAAAGTAACACTTAATGAAATTTTTAGATATACAGAAGATGGTCTTATTAATGTTGCTACTAATATTAGGACTGGTTCAAAATATTTAACTAATGATAAAGTTCAAGAAATTGGTAATTCTTATAAATATTTTGAAGCAGGAGATACAGAACAAACATTAATAGCTGCTTTAGAAAAATATGTAGAATTAGTAAATCTTTATGGAATAGAAGATGTTGCTATTTTAACTGCAAAAAATATAGGTAGTTCTGGTACATATCTTCTTAATAATTGTATTCAACAAGCTATTAATCCTTTACAACCGTGGGATGATGAACTTAAAATAAAATTAGATGATACTGAAATTGCTTTTAGAAAAAATGATGTTATTATGAATATAAAAAATAACTATAATGCAATTCCTATTGGTAGTGATAGAAAAACACTTATAGCTAATGGGCAAACTGGAATTATTAAAAATGTAAATGTTTACAATCAATCATTACTTTTATTAATTGATGATAAGGAATATGAGTGGCAATATAAAGATTGTAGAAATTTAAGATTAGGATATGCTTTTACTATTCATAAATCTCAAGGTTCTCAATTTAAAAATGTTATTTATATTATAACTCATGATGATATGTGGATGACTTCTTCAAATTTAATGTATGTTGCAGTTACTCGAGCACAAGAAGTATGTTATCATTATGGAGATAGAAATGTTATAAATTCAAAAATAAATGTCCAAGAAAATTTAAAACGTAATACTACTTTAATAGATCACTTTTATAATTGGATTTAAGAGGGTAAATAAATCTAATATGAATTATTATTGAGATAAAATAAAACATTTCTAGAGTCTTCTACTACTATCTAGAAATAAAATAAAACTGAAGGTATTAATTTACTTTCAAATTTTATCTCCTTTATATGGGAAAGCCGTTAACTATTTATGTTAACGGCTTTTCTCTATATTGTTTATTAATACTTTCTTCTATATAATGATCAAATATAACATAGTTTGCTAAAATATCATTTAAATATTTTTCAGTAAGAGGAGTAATATACCCATTTGCAAATCGTGGCATCTCTGTTAAATCATCACCTTTATAATATTGACGATGATTTCTTATATGTTCAATTAATTTCATTTGTAAATCTTTTATTATCTGTTTTAATGAATTCTTAGCATATTCAGTAGTTATTCTTCCATCAGATAATACAATTGAACCAGTCCATTGTTTATTTATTAACCACTTTCCATTAACTATCTGTATAGGTGTTTTTTCCATATTATATTCATGGCGTAACCATCCATTTAATGGATTAATAGTCTGGTCTAAAATATATCCTGAATAAGTCCCTCGTTTCCAATACTCCCATTTAGATTTTATAGGATTCCATTTCATTTCTTCATCAGCAATATAATCTTCAGGTTTATCGTAACATCCCCAATATTTACCTTTATATTGTGGATAATATTCTTGAATTTTTTCTTGTAACCAACGTATATCTTCTAAATCAGAATATTCATGAATAGCTGAACCAATAATAAATGGAATAAAACATTCATGAATAGCCCAAGGATTATCTTGATATTCAACAATTGGAATATTTAAAACATTTTCATTTTTGTTTCGTAATAATTGAGAACCAAAAACTAATTCACTTAAATTATTACCTTCCATCCAATCTCCATACATTACTAATAACCTGTCATAATCAGATTCAGATAAATCAATTGGTTTTTCAAAAATAGCTTCTCCAAGCCAAGGTGTTGCTGGATTTCTATTTAATTCTTGTTGATACATAACTACATCTTGCATATCTATAATTGGTTCACCTTGAGGATTTAAATCTCTATTTATATTAGCAGCAATTAATCTTGCACCTGATAAAGTAAAAGGTAAAACAACTCCAACTTCCCCTGCTTTAATAGATTCATTAGCTAATACCCATTCTTTTAATAAATCACAAGAAGCTTGTGATGGTTTGCCTTCTCCAAGAATATCTCCAAGAATAACTTTTACTTTTTGTGATTGTGGAGATATTAAATTATTTTTAAAAGGCATTTGTATTAATAAATATTTACAATCAGAATCTTCAGGTATTTTATATACTTCAACTTCTAATGGAACTAATCCTTGTGTTGGAGAATTTTCTAAATAACTAACAATTTGTTTTACTGCATAACCTTCTTGTTTCATTTCTTTTAATGTATGTTCAGTATGTGCAATAGCTATTTCACAAGGATATTTATATCCATGAGTAATACTAAAAATATCTCCAGGTTTTGCCTCTATTACTGCAATTTTAAAATATTTTGAATCTTGAATAAAACCATGATATTTATTTTTTTCATCAAGAAAACATTTACTTAATAAGTAATCTCCACAAGAAAAATTAATCATTTTCATTAATTCTTTTGTAGGTAATAATTGTTTTCTACTTTCTTGTGTAATTATAAATTCAGCAACTTTAGCTTTCTTTTCTCCAGGAATATATTTAAATTTTGTATAATAAGTTAATCTCCAACCAAATTTTCTACATAAATCATCAACTTTTTGCATATATTGATTAATAAATTGTAATGCTCCATCAAAGCATTGATTAATAGGTCTGTTATAAAATCTTAATTGATAAGGTGTCATTTCAAAATCAAAATTCCAAACTCCTCCACCATCAATTAATTTGTTTGGTGGTTGATCTTCTCTAAATACAAACATTTGATGAATTAAATCTTTCATTCTATTAGCGTCAATAATTTCTGGTAACTTAAGATAATTTATTAAAGTTTTATGAGTTTGTTTATCATAAGTATCAGATAATGACATACTTTTATCATAATTATCTTTTAAAAAATTTTGAATATATTGAACTATTAAACCACTATCTCCAAAATTAATCAAAGTACATCACCTCTTTCTTCGTTTACCAAAATTAAATGTAAGACTTTCTTTATACTTATCTTCTTGTATTTTTTGATTTTCTTCATCTTTAGCTTTTCTATATTGTAAATATTTTTCACAAGAAGAATGACATGCTTGTTTTCTATCTATGCAATTTAAACAGGGAGCTTTATTATTCATAAGTTATACCTCTTACGTTCCAAAAATTCTAGTTTCACCCATTGTGGGGTACATATTTAAACTGTCAAAACCAGTTCTATTATTAAAATTAGCTGAAGAGAAATAAGTTATTAAATCAGTTGTCTGTTGTCTAATTGCAGTTACTATATCCATTAATCCAACACGAATAAAATCAAAACCAGTTGTTGAAGATAAATCACTCATTCTTTCTTGATTTTGAGATTTTGTTAATACAGCTTCTCCTGCATGTAAAAAAGCTAATTGATCATATGGAATAAATGGAGTACCTTTTGCATAACCAGTAATATTCATTTTACTCATTGGATTTTTCCAAGCATCTTTTATTTGACTAAATTCATTAGGAAATGAACTTTTTAATCCATCTAAAGATTCAATAAATGCATCTCTATATGTTACTTTATCTGATTCAGTTGCTCCAATCCAACCATTATAGTTGTTAGATAGTTGTTCAATATATGATCTCATAGCATCTGTATTAACATATGCGTCAACACCAAATAAAGACATTGCACTTTGACTACCATCAATATCTCTAGCAGATCTAAACGCTGTACGTTTTCTATCTATTGAAGTGTGCCAGAATGATTTCCAATTTCCACCCATATCAGTTAAAACGTCTAATTCTTCATCTTGTAATTCACCATCTTTAAATATAGTATTAACCATTTCTAAAGCTTCAGCTCGAGCACCTTCGTCTTGTATTGATTCTGCTAATCTAGTAAATCCTGTATAAACAGTAGCAAAATCACCAGCATTATCTTTTTTGGTAAGCATATTACCTTTACCAAATCCATAATCCGTCATCATTCCAAGAACATTACTATTAATTTGGTGACGAAGAGTTTCATCATCAGTTTCTGCTATTCCACGTAAAATTTCTTCTGATGCATCTAATGCTGCTTCACCTTCACCCGATAATTTTGCATTATTTATTTGTAAAGCAGTAATCATATTTCTTAATTCTACAACAGTTTTACCTGTTGTTTCCTGCATTGGAACTAATCCAGAATTAACTAATATTCTTCTTGCAGATTCTTCATCTTCAGCATTTTCAACAGATTTTTTAAGACTTTCTAAATTATTATGTCTTGCTGTTTCTTCAGCTTTAAAATTATCTTTTAATCTATCAATTTCATTACTCATGGTATCAGCCATTCCAGAAACAGGAGTTACAGCTTTATGTATTGTTGTTCCAATTAATGTAACTGCGCCAGCTATTAATAAACCCCAACCTACAGGATTCCATACGTTAGCTGCTCCTGCTGCTAACATTCCGCCGGCAACTGCTGCTCCACCTACACCCATTGCAACTCCGCCGGCAACATTAGCAGTTCCTCTTACATTATGACCTGTTTTATAATCATCTATAGATCGGAAGAGCGTCGTGTAGGGAA